ATTGGCTAGTTTTAGCCGTTGGTCCGATCAGGTTGCAAAACCCTTAGTTTATGGGGTTTCCATGGTCAACAGACGAAACAGGCTGAATTCGAATAACGGAACAAACGGCGTCCATGTGCAGCGTTCGGAACGCAAAGTTGCACGAAAACTGCACGGGCGTTCCCCGCCTGTTCCCGCTATCTGCGAGGCGGCGTGATGGAGGGTTCTGGCTACACTGGCCCAAACAGCGATGAGAGCATCGGCGTTTGGTGCAAAGTGGGGCAAGCGTATTGCCCTGAAGAGTGTGAGCATTGCACCGGATGGCTTTCAGTTTGTGACAACTGCGAAACACACGGTCACAGCATCTCGGAAAATTGGGTCGGCGATTTCAACGGTCACAATCCACCATTGGTTTATTGCCATGACTGCGCAATTGAACTTGGGCTGACCCCTGTTCCCTCGCCTTCTACCAGAGGAGAGGCTTGAGATGGCGAAGATGAGAGCGACCATTCTTGATGAGCGGTACAGTGGCCTAGCCTTTCACGACCACTATCCTGTCGTTGTTCCAATTCGCCTGACTTTCAAATGGATACCATGGAGGGACGCAGTCTTTGCATGGGCCGTAGTCCAGCCGAAACGGGAAGTCTTTGGATCAAACGTTGATTGGGTATGGCGGCACATCGCTGTTTTTACCGAAGAGGATGACGCCCGCGATTTCCTTGAACGATTGAACTGCGGACCAGAAACGGATGCTGCAACAACTAACGAAGGAGAATGAAGATGGCCTACGCTGACACAACCAAAGTTCCGGTCGCGCAGACAAAAACCGATATTGAGAAGATCGTCAACAAGTATGGCGCGACCTCGTTTGGCGTATTGACCTCTGCCAATTCCGCACAGGTCGCGTTTGAGATGGGTGGCAGAAACATTCTGTTCCGCGTCGATGTACCTGAAAAAGTTCAGGCCGAGCGTTCCCGATGGCGAGCGCTTCTCTTAGTTATCAAAGCCAAACTGGAGAGCGTCGAAGCTGGTATTGAGACGTTTGAAAACGCCTTCCTTGCCAACGTGATGATGCCTGATGGCCGAACGGTTGGCGAGCATACGGGACCAATGATTGAGCAACACTACAGCGGGGATGCGTCAGTGCCACTGCTGCCGCATATTCACTGATGGCGGCGTTTATGTTTGTCCTCAACGCGCTTGGCACCACTTATTTGTGGTTCCTTACGATTGAGTACGCTGATCGTGGCATGAACCGAAAGGCGAAAGTTGGAACATACATGACCGCTGCGCTGGGCGGGTGTTCCTCGCTTTGTTTGGTTCTTGCACTACGTCAGCTTTCCACATGACCTCTCCCATACACCAGACAGAACGCAGAGCATGGGAGGAAGGGCTTTGTGGATATGGCACCACTGGCAATTCTGGCTGGCCCTTATAGCCTTTGTCGTGGTGTTCGGGGTGGTGGAGCGGTATGATTTGGAATGGAGAATAAGATGAAAGATAATGGCGCGATATACATGAACGGACGCGGCGTGATGGCTAAAACAGAGAAGCTGAACAGCGCCGCGTGGGGCCATGTGGGCTACGCAATCATAGGATCGTGTGGAGCCTTGCTTTCTATCCCTTTGTTTTTGGTGAACTTATATAAGTCGGTAGAGAACGGCTTCACCTCTTTGGGGGCGATATATATGGCTTGCGCGCTTGTTATATTTTTCTCCGGCATTGTGATGACGCGCCCACACTCCAAGGCCATATCTGAATTGAGGGTCCACAGAATGGCAATGGAAGCGGAGACCAAAAAAAGGGGACTAGGGTGGGCGTCAAGCTAACCCCACCCCGCCCCATATCCAGCCATGCAGACGTTATCGCGTTCATTCACGATACACTTTTGCCGAGAAGTCACCAGAAGCCAACAGGTCAGCGCTTGTGCGGTTGCTGGATGTGTTTGGGGAGAAGCCGGATGAAGGGCACTGATATGACGAAATGCGACCAATGCAATGAAGACTTCAATGAATGGCTAAACCTGCGTGTTGAAGGCGGGTCAAACACAAAATTGCGCGTCGGATACGCTTCGTTCGGGCATCCAAACAAAAGCTTTTGCAGCCAAACCTGCGCGATGCGATATGGCGCACAGAACAAACGGAAAGAATTGATCACCGTTTCACTATGAACCTACTCGCCACCCTCATCACCGAAATGCGCTCTCACAACGCCCAACAGACCGTTGATGAACTCCACCGCGTGATAGATGGCCTATTGCCCGTACCGCGCTCTGTAGTTGCGCAGGAACTATGCCAGCGGTTCACTCAGGACGTGACCGTGCTTCAGATGGCAGTCATCGGAGATGTAGACCGGCAGGACGTAGAGAACCTACGAGCAGCTGCGCTTGAGACGGCCACCAGCGTTGCGGATATGGCTCGTAAGGCCGCGCACTGAACGCCGGAAACTACATGTCAAAATTCCGGCTGATTTTTAACATGGCAGCCTAAACATGCAAAACCCGCCGCCTCCGGTGTGGAAGCGACGGGCCTGAATGTATTGGGGGCATGAGTGAAGCTGCATTTTAGCAGCCGGTGCACCATCTCAATACCACGCGACTATTTGGAGCGACCGCACGTCCACGCTTTCCCAAACTGTTTGCCCATAAGGGCGAATAAGGTGAGGGGTCCGCATTTTAACGATCTGCACGGCTTGCGTATTCGAGAAGATCAACCCGAACACCCCTAGGCCACCACCCTACCCCACAGGCAGGCAGATGTGAACCCCGATCAGCTTGTTGACCTCAACAAAGTGATGCCAGAGACCATATTGTTGGCGTCAACAAATTGGTCGCCAGAACGACAAAAAAGCCCCGCCTGCCATGACGACAGACGGGGCTAGGTATCGGCTGGGAGCGACCGATTATTCCGCAGGCAGTATCTCAAATGGCAGCGTGATCGTGCTTTCGTAAATCAGACCATCGGGATCGTCAGGGACGCAGCCCGGGTATTCAATGCGAACATAGAAACCGCCGTCTCCGGGAAGCGCACTGTTCGGCACTCGAAAAGGTGTTTCAAGCGTTTCCCAGTCTCTGCCGACTTCCACTGGCTTGAAACCCACAAACTGCGTTCTGATAGGAGCACGGGAATGGTTTTCGACATAAGGGATCGCGGAAGGAAGTCCGCAATTTAGGCCGAATTCTGTACGTCGAAGATAGAACTTCGCGATACAGACGGTGCCAATACGACACCCGCCGAGAACGCCTGAAAGTGTTTCATCGTATTCCGCAACATCCTGAGCAATGCGAAGGTCTAGAATGGCCTTTCGATTGTCCTGTATGCCTGCGCGGTTGTCTTCCGCGATGCGGCGAGTGGCCGCGCTGTCGTTAGCGATGGTGTTGACCTGATCGAATATCTCAAGAGCCGGTATTCGGACTTGAAAAACCGATGTGAGAACGTAGCCGGAAGCCGTCAAGAATGCCCCCACGCAGACGGCCACGAGCGAATTGAGGAAGGTCTTGCCTACCAGTTTGCGAAGTTCTTCCATGTAGATCAAATGCAGCCTTCGTCTTCGACGCACTGCGCCCGATTGGATGCAATACGCTCGGCACTGCGCCGGTCCAGCTTCACAACTGCACGGGCAGCCGGTGGATTGAGCGTGACCAATGTGTAGCCGGTGCCGGGAACCAGCCCGCTACGGCCTTGGCACCCCACCAGTGAGGCGGTCGATAAGGCCATCATCAGTATCATCGCGGATTTCAGCATCTCGCTTGGCTTTCTCTTTGATTGTGTTGGTGTCGTCGGCTTGGAGCCGGTCTGTGATGCGTTTCTCGCCATCCGCCCGCAGCGATGCGTCGTAGAGCGCTTTTGCGCCCCACAGGCCCGCTATGGCGGCAACAGCGATGGCAATGCGGATGGTGCGCGACCACGAGCGAAATGCGGCGATCATGCCAGCGCCTCTTGCGCTTCACGTTGGCGCTTGTCGCGGCGATACCATGTGTAGCCAAAGCATAGCGCAGCTCCAGTAAGAGCCACCGGAACGAACCAGTCAGGAACGTGCGAAGCGAACGTAGCAACTATGCCGCCAACGCTGTCAGCGCCTTCCTTTATCGAGGCCAGCGTCGTCAAAGTTCCGCCCGTTCCGCTTGCGGCTTTCTCTGTGGAGATACGGTCGAAGGCTGCTGTTTTGAAAGCAACAGCGGTGACGGCGGGACGGCGTGGCGATACAGTCTCTTCAATCACGCGCAGGTTGACCACGGTCGCTTTGTCGAACTCACCAGACTTCGGCAGACCCATGAATTCCTGATAGTCTTTGATGGCCTTGATCGTGCGCGGGCCCTTGATGCCGTCAGCTAGGCCGTGCGGATAGCCCGCAGCCGTCAGAAGACGTTGCAGATACCGATAGCGCTCATCTACATTCGGAGGCGTAGAGGTCTTCGCGACCGCGCCCGATAGATCGGCGTACTGTTCACGCGCCGGGAACGAGGGGCAGGCTTTCGCCGCATAGTCGTGGTGGCCGGAAATCAGCTTGATCGACGGGTATTCTGCCATCAGGCTGTTGATGAGGTTTAGAAGCGCCGCCTTCTGGCTGTGCGTTCTCGTATCTTTTGGCGTGCGGCCATCACGGGAAACACCGCCTACGTAGCAGATGCCAACGGTCCCGCGATTGCGACCACGGACGTGAGCGCCTGTTTTGCTCAACGGCCTGCCCTTATGAACTTTGCCGTCTAGGCCGATCACGAAGTGGTATCCTATGTCGCTCCAGCCGCGAGCCTTGTGCCACTTACGGATCGTGGCCACGGAAACTTCGCGCCCTTCCGGTGTTGCGGCGCAATGCACCACGATCTCATTAAGTTTACGATTTGTCATGCGGGATCGCGCCGCCATTGCTGACCGCGTGCCTTCAGGTTGAATTGTGGGGAGTGGGTGGGGGTTAGGCGCGGGTTCCGTAAGTCATCCAACCGAACAGCCGGACAGCCATGTAGAACAAGTGCGCCAAAACACGCGAGAATGGCCGACGCCAGCCGTTAAGCCGCTCGCTGTCGGTTATCATCGCCGTGAGGAACTTCACGTCACAGACAGCCCTTGGCGGGTCTGCGCGGCCATATCCGATATCGTGTATTTCCCAACTGGCGGTTTTAAAGAACGACGAGCCGAACTTAGTCAGCGCTTTACGTAGCCATAGGGGAAACCACGTTGGACCTATGCCGTTGCTGGTCATGCCGCCAGAGCTGCAAGAAACGCGGCTTCGCGGTCAGCTTTTGTTGCCACTAATGCGGCTTCGAAACTTTCAAGCTCTGCTACCGTCGCCATGGCAGTAACGGCGGCTTCGGCCTCGCGTTTGGCGTTGCCTGCTGCCGATGTCAGCTTGTCAGAGATTATCACTTTTTCAGCTATACGATTGGCCATGATGGTGGCAGCATTTTCGCCAGCGGCTTCCCGCTCGGCAGCGGTCAGCAACCCGACGAGAAGATCGTCATATCGATCATTTCCGGCCAGATGCGCGTCGGCCCATGCCTGTTGCCTTGGCCATGTGTCGCGATCTTCGACGGTATAGTTGCCAGTCATCCGTCGCAGTGTTTCGGCATGCTCGTCGGCGATGACGGCCAGCAGTGAAGCCCGCGTCATCGAAAGTGCAGCTTGATCCGTAGCGGTCGCGAGCAGGGCTTCAATCTGCTCCGTCATTTGCTCCGGCACCAAAAGGCCATCACCGTCGAATGCGATGCGCCTGCGATCCTCCTCCGACATACCCTGATTGACCAACGTGGCTTGAAGAGCGGTTGCTTTCAGATGCTTCATTTTCAGTCTCCTTTACGAATGACGGAAAGCTGTGCGTCTTGAATTGTTGAAGCGCCCGCCGAACCGTCGTGATCTAACCGGACATCAATCGTGTCCCCCGCAGCCAGCCGAAAGGTCTTGGTGAAGGAAACATGGCGTCCCAAGCCCGCATTGGTGTTGACGTTGGTCATGTCGCCTGCCGCACCCATATCGACGCCATTGATAAAGACGTATAGCGCGAACTTGCGATATGTCTTGGCGGAAGCCCGAACCAGCGCAGAAACGTTGAAAGCGCCGTCGGCACCGGCTGCGATAGTCATCACGTTGCCGGAAATTGTGACGCTGTCGCCGTTTGCAAAGGTCTGCACCGGCAGGTTCAAGATCGTGTAGGTTTGCTGCAGCACACTTTGCAGATTTGCCGGATCGTGAGAAACGACAACGCCGTCAGCGCCTGAGTCCCCAACCAGTTCTGATATTTCTGATGATGATTGATAAACGCGATACCAAACGCCCCAGCCCCCAGCGTTCATTTCACGACGATACGTCATCGTGTTGGTCTGGCTGTCGTCCGTAAATGCGTGGGCAGTTTGAGTAATCCATCCCTGTGAGTTTTGAACTTCAGCAGCACCCATCCAGTTAGCGATATTGCTATCTGGCGAGTTGGCTCCATTGCTGGCGGAATACCAACCGTTCGACGTTGCATCATTCCAGTCTGATATCTGGTAGGTGGCCGTGCCAAGGCTATCGCGCAGGGTGTAGGAACTGGCCCCAGCGGCGACAGCGGCTTGGATAGCCTCCCATACCAGCGTCACCGAATTAGGGTCGGGCGGCAATCCTGCTTCCTTCACCGCATACACGAGCGACCGCATTATCTGCTCATAGCCGCGCGCGTCCGGTTCTGAACCGGTGGCGTTCACACCTTGCTGGTAGTTCTCGTGAACCAGCGCTTCATCGTGGGGATCAGTTGTGACCTTCTCCCGTGGTGCCCAATATTCCATGCTTGATGATCCTTACGGGTAAACGAAATGAGGTTTGGTATCGGCAGGTGCGATGCGTCCGAAAGCGCATTCGAGATCGGTTGCCGTGAAGGGATGGCCAAAGCGTCCAACGCCGAAGCGCGATTTTCCGAATGTGAACCAATCAACGCCGAAACCGACGACCCAGACATACCAGTCGAACGTCATATCGACCTCGCCTGGTGTTTGGCCGGAGAACCTGTCTCCATTGCCAAAGCTGGACTGGCCGAAGCGAAATGGCATGGGCTCTTCGATAACCACATCGTAGCCAATGGACCGCGCGAGGCAGACGTAATCAGCTGGTGTGATGGTCGCGTTGGCCCGGATTTTCAGTCGAAGCGCGCGAATTCTAGCCTCGCGACCTTCCGGTGCCGAAATGCACGGGTCTGGCAAGCCGTAGTCAGCCTCCCAATCGGCAAGCGACAAGTCCAGCGTCCATGCCGTGCTTTCATTCGTCAATTCAAAAGCAGCGCGATATAAATCAAGAAACGGGGCTGACATGGCTTTGACCAATCGCCCCATGACGCTCGTATCTGGGTCGTTGAAGCCTTGCCCATCCGGTGTTCGCCATGCAGCCCCCATCGGCAACAACATCAGATGGCTATCCCGCAAATCGTCAAGCGCAGGGGTTGAAAGCGCATCGGCTGTAACGACCGTTGGCGTGTCGATATCACTCGTTCCACACGAAACCGTAGTGATCGGACCGGCGCGAGGCGGCGTGAAGTCCAGACCCTCTGGAATGAACCAGCGGCTCATACGAACGTCACCGTTCCGGCAATCGGAATATGTCCTGCAGGTAGCGTGATGTCAGAAGCGGGCAGTGAAAGAACGTGACGCTCTTCACCCACCGTTTGCGAAATGGCTTCTGCAATCCATGACCGGGAAAACACGAACGGTTGGTCAGCCCATGATGGTTCGGACCGTTCCACCACGACCGCAGCAATCGCTTCCGATACTCTTTGGCGTATCTCCGGCGTGTCCGGCGTGACGGAGACCGTAGTGTTGATGCCATACCCCAACGGGGCAGCAACGATGATTTCACGGCGTATCTGTCGCCTTGCATCAAGCGATGCCTGAACAACAGCAACATCACCTGCTGTGGGAATAATGCCGTTTTCGCTGTCTGTCGTGAACAGCACGCCGATAGTGCCGGGTCCGTTGAAGAACCGTCTTGCCCAAGCCCGACCCACGCCGGGAACTTCACGGGCAAAAGCTTCATAGTCATAGACCGCGCCGCCCTGTGGGGGCTTCTGTTTTCGAGCCAAACCACGGGCGCGCAGGCTGTCGTCGGTTTCGCGATCCGCGGCACCGCCCAGGCTTCCTGCATCGACAACGAAGTCATCGGAAATGCCGGGATATTCCAGCGGGCTCGCGACTTGCGCTGCTACGCCAGCGGCGCGATTAGATGCTGAGCCGATATCGATTGATCTGACGGTGAATGAAGCCGCCCCGGCCACATCTGCCGTGGTGCCCTGCGTGGATACAAATTGCAGGCCGTCGATAATGAACAGAACGCCCGCCGGATAGACCTTTAACGGTGTCGCGCTGCCGGAAATTATGCCGGTGGCGCGTGACGCTGATTTGCGAACGATGTCAAGTTCGCCGCAGTGGCGTTCAAGATGTGCGCCGGTGGCTGTGCTCATGAAAAGCTGGCGATAGAGATAGGCAAGCCGCTGGTGCATCTCATGGCCCCAAAGGCCGAGTGTTTTCGCCAACACCGTATTTGTGTTCGGGTGAATGAGCGCATCGGTGCCGGGGAGCACCTGACGCAATACGGCAGCAAAGCGCTCGCTAATGGCTTTTACGGTAGGGACGGGCTGGGTCATTTCGCTACGTCCTCAAAGGGTCTGCGTCGGATTGCGTTTGTTGCCAAAGCACCGCGTATCGCTGTTGGTCGAAAACCACGCGGCCCGCTGTGTCGTAGCCGGTGATGGAAAGGTTCAAACGGTTGCGGGCCGGTTGGCCCTCTGCGTCGATGTCGAAGCGGTTCACGACGCGCTGGTCGATAAGCGTATGCAAAGCCTCACGAGCGTAGTCTTCCGCAAGCCTTGGGGTTTCCACCAGATCGACGGTGCGCCTGCGGAGAAGCCAGAGTTTGGAGCCGATAGGGCCATCGGTATCTGTTAGGCCAACGGTGTATGCGTCACCCGGCCATCCTCTGTTTTCTTCACCCGGACGAAGTTCATCACGCGGGGCAGCGATGTCAGTTTGCAAGAGGATATGAACTGCCGTGGCGATCTGCTGTTTGGAGCGCAGCCCACCTCGGTTGTTCGTCTCATCGCTGCCTGCGATGCTGAAATCACCGACGACGGGCTCGCCAAAAGCACCTTCAAGAATGAGGTCCGGCGCGTAGATAACCTCGTCGTTGGCATCGAGCGCCATGATTTGAATGGACATAGCGAACCTACTCGAAATTGTATTTGGATTGAGACGCTACGAGGGTTGCCCCACATGCCGCTTGGTCGCCGTGGCGGGCTACGCCCTGCCCTTCGAAGTTATATTTGGCAGAGCCTTCGATGATCGGTTGATCGCCATGGATCGGACACCGCAGGATGTCCGTCTTGCGCGCAATGCGTTTGCGAAAGATTGAGTATTTCACGGCGGCTGTGACCACTTCGCCGCCATGGCTGCTGGTGTCCCCCAGCCGAATTGCAGCGGGCATCAGTCGAAGTTCGCCGTTCCGGCTATCGTCACCTGCATATCCTGACCGACCATTCGGACTTGCCGCTTTATCAGGCTGATGGCCTCGCCATGGCTGTTGTAGAGGATGGTCTCGCCCAGCGCGGCTTGGTGCTGCCCGCGAAGCTCAGAACACTCACCGCCCAAAGCCAATAGTTGATCCTGCCTACCGCCCAGCGCCAGCAATGCGCCTTGAGCGCCTGCAACAGGGTGCGTGGAAAGCCCATGGGTTTCAGGCCGGTAAACCTGTGTCGGGGTCTGGCCGGCCATTCCCTTGAGGTCGACAAGCTGCTGCCCGCCGTCGCTGTAGACCTTGCCGAATTGAAACCGGGTCAGTTGTGATGGAAAGCCCCGCATTATTCATCCACCCTGAATGTTGGTATCGTCACCTTTGGCGCGTAGGCCGCTGCGCTTTCGCCTTTTGGATCTTCGCCACCAAGAGCGCGGGGGTCGGCCAACTCCAGGGTCGCCTTGGTGCCTTCCGGATCGCCTGCCGTCTTCTGGCTGTATTCTGCGGACTTGATGACCATCAGGCCCTTGAGCCAGAGTTTTTCGTCGTCGATACCCACGAGCCAGTTGGGCGTCCAAAGCTTTCCAGCCTCATCACGCCATCCGACCACTGGAATGTTTGCTGTCGTTCCATTGCCTGCAGCGCGCCGTGCTTCGGTGTCTGCGCGTTTCTTCAAGCGTTCTGGTGTGGCCTCGCCCTCAAGCACCACCTTGCGTGGTCTGCGCCGCTTTATGCCGCCGTCTTTTTGCGAACCCACTGAACGAAACGAGGGTGTCGTCGTGCCGATGGTCGATTGCCCAACCACCTGCACCTCATCGTGCCGCCCGGTTTCCGTGAACTGCGCTGATGCGTCTTCCGAACCGCTGATATTGACGCCAATGGCCAATGCCCCGGCGTGTGTGCCTTCTGGCTTGTCCGCAATGTGGAACTTGCCTTCCGGCGTGTCGTGAATGAAGGCACCCATGGCCCGTGCCCGACGTTCCACGATGTCCCACTGGCTTTCACCAGTTATGATACGCTCGACCGGCTGCTTCACCGATTGCGCCGAACTCTCCCAGCCAATGCCGAGATCGTCGAATGTTTCGCCAAGCTGTTTCAGATCAACGTCACGGGCTTCCCCGGTTGGATGATCGACCGAACTCTCCACACCATCGGCTGTTTTCGAGATCAGACCGACATCGACAGAACGCTGCGGATCATCACCACCTCCGTGGGATGGCGCGAAGTCGCGGACTGTCCCCGTCAACCAAAGTTCGCCCTTGAAGTGAACCGTGGCCTCCATGCCGACCCATGCAGGGCTGATGCCACCGCTTTCTGGCACATGGGCGGTAAAGCTTGCCTCGCGTGAGGCTTCCTCTGCTGCTGCGCGCCCGGCGAAGTCCGACCAATAGGGCCAGACGTTTCCACCAATCGTAATCGTGACCGTCTCTAGCCGGTCGCTCACAGGTCGGGTGCCTCGGCTTCAAATAGGGTCGGCATGAACAGCGGCGTGGCATGGGCATTGCGCTCCACCAGTCGTGTAGCGCGGTCAGGATCGCCATACAGACGGTAAGCGGCCAATGTGGATGGTTGCGAAATGGATGCCACCGCTTTCACAAGCGGCCTGCGGTCTGCGCCAATTGCCGACAGTTGAGAGATGGCAGAACTCGACATGGATAGGCCAAACTCATAGGACGTCAATCCAAGTATATCGCCCGATGGCTCGATAACCGTGTCAGCAATATCGCGAAGGCTCGCCCGTGCAGCCACAGCGTCGTTTCGTGTCAGATATTCATCGCGCACATAGATGATGCACAGGGCGCAGAAGTTCGCCAACCGCTCCATTGCAGCACCGGGAAGCACAACGCCGCCCAGCGCCGCGATACGCCCCTCCAGAGTGGCCTTTATGGCCGATGGTTCCGCAGATCGAGCAATCGTGCGAACTGCATCGCAATAATTCTGTGTGAACTGGCCAGCATCCGCAAACCAGTCCGTCGATACCAGTGTCAGCAAGGCACCATCAATGGCGTCTGCGTCATCATCGGTTACACCAGCCCCGTTCGCCAGTTTTTGGGCGAAGGTGACGGCATCCAACGCGGCGTTGGCGATATTTTCCGGAGTGCTCATCGAGTCGCAATCTCTCTGACAGCAATCGCCAGTTGCAAAGCGCCGGTCTTGAACACCGCCTCAACACCGGAAAAACCCAAAGCGGGTGCGAACGGCACGCTGGGAACACCGGCAGGAACACATTCGATATCGAAACCCACATAGCCCAAGCGCCGCTTATCGACGTTGAAGCCCCATGTCAGACACCGAACCAGTTGAGCGCCCATAACAGGCATCACGATGGTTGCAGCGCCGGGGGCATCGAGCGCGCCGGATAGCGCAAGGGCAGATGCAGCAAAACGGTCGGCACCGGTGGTGTAGACGGTCAGCGAATAGTTGGGCGTCTTCCGTCCGAAGTCTTCCGTGATCGCGTTCTCACCATAGGCGATGTCGTGCACAGCAACCCTGCGACCACCTTGCGGTGCTTCGCTTTCCATGAAAAACGGAACGCCCCGAAACGATCCACGACGAAGTGAGGTTTCCCAAGTCATGCGAACCCTCCATCGGGTAGCGGCCCGACGCTAGAAACGGCAGGCGATGGTGTCGTTTGATTGTCAGATTGTTGGGACGGCCCCGAAGAGCCGTCCTATGGGTTAGGCCGTCCCTTTTGTATGGCGCAGTTCCACGGGGATTTCCCTTCGCAGAAACTCAATGCCAGACGGCGTTACTCGCACTTGGCTAGACTGCTCAAGCCTGCCATCCGGGTGTTGAAGGATGACAGGAACATTGATCATGTAACCCTTTGAAACCATTTCATCAGAAGCTATGTCGTCATATTCTTCGCCATCGCTTGAGCGGCCATCGGCGTTCACCTGAATAATCGGCATATTCACGCCACTACCTCCAATTGCTTGGAAGCAGAAACGCGACGGGTTCCGTGGCTTGGCGAGTTCCGAAGTTCAGCTGGAATTATTTTATTCAGCCAAGCGATACCGCGTGGGGTAAAATAGGTCTGCTCGTAAAGCTTTCCATCGCGCTTGCTGTAGGATGGTTCCACAAAGGCGTAACCCATTTCCCGCAGGTACACGCTCGGTGTGTTGTTGTTACCTTGGCGGGCGTAAAAATGCTTTTCTTGGCGCATGAAGCGCATGGCAAGATTGCACTTCGCCCCGATCTCTATCATCGCGGCGGATGGCAAGGTTTTCCCTTCCGCATTTAAGAAATCATCGAACGCTTCGGCTTTCGGGGTAAGGTTGATGATCTCAGCCTGTTGCTCTTTGACCTGATTGTCGAGGTGCCGCAACAGACCCACCACCAAGGAGGGGTCGGAGAAATCGACCGCAGATTGCGGCGCATCGGGTCGTACGGCAACGCCGGTAGTCCAATAGTCATGAAGAGCGATGGCCGACTGTTCCTGATAGATTTCCAGTTTGGCTCGGATATCCGCCTTCACCTTGTTCGGGTTGATGGTGTTGAGCCATAGATTCAATTTGGTGACCGGCATCGCCAGCATGTTGTAGCTTTTTCCGTCGGTTCCAGTTGTCACCATATGATTACAACTGAATTTCGGCCCGCTTTCCAAAAGCTTGCGGTGCTGCGCCTGCCAAGCCATGCCAAGGTTCTCAACAATGGGCTTCATCGCCACATGCGGCACCCCGTTGATCATCGCTGTGGATATCTCGTCACCATGGAAGTGAAACGTTTTTAAGTCCGACTTGATTTCAGAGGTCGTCGTAGTCAGATTGCCGTCAGTCATATCCGGTATCCTTTGTGCCGGTTGATGATGAGGCTCCTAGGCGGATGTGAAGTCCGCTTCGGAACCGAGACCACGGCGGAGGGGTTATTGGCGTCGAAAACCGCCCCTCCTGCCGTGTACGCGCCGAAGCGCATTCCGTATTTGACCACGAATGCCACCGCCATTCGCGCTCAATGGCACTCCTATCCACCGCTTTCGGCGGTTTAAGCAGCGCATTCTTGTTCTCGTTCCGTTTCAGGTGATACGAAGAAGGTCTTCAATGATGCTGTTGACCAAACGAATGTCCGTTGCCGGTTGACCCGTGTGAGTGGATAGGTCCACCGCTTCCCCGCTGTGACACCACGATACCGCCCTTGCCTTTACCGCAAAGCCTTGAGGCGTAGTGGGACGCAACGCTTCAATACGAGCTACAATAGCGCTGCTTGTTTGAAAAAATGCGTCAAATTCCTCGTCGGAACACATGGGGTTTGCGTCTAAAAAGTCTGTTTCTGCTTTCCAAGAGGCGTTCAACTGTCGGCCAAGGTCCAGCAGTTCTGCGTCTGCTGCGGTTGCGATACCGCCAGCAGCAATTGCAGGGGCGATGGCGGCAACGCCCTTTAGAAGTGATCTCCGGTCCATTACGCGGCCTCCCGAAGGGCTGCGATTTCCGTAGTGATGTTCGCCAGTGCGATCTTGGCGTTGTCGCGGTTACGAGCGCCACCGTCGATGGAAACAACGTTGTAAAACTTGGCTTCGCTTTCCAGTTCCGCGATCTTTGCAACAGTTGCCGGTGGCAGCGGGTCAGTTGCAGCTTCATCACGGGCCAGTTCCCAAGCGCCAGCAAGAGCCGCAGCAAAGGTTGCCGCGTAGTTTGGAATCACTGGTTCAGGGTTGCCGGTTGCAAGAGCATGAACACGCTGTGCCGACGCCGCGTTATAAGCGTAGGTGATTTCTTCACGCGCCCAGTGGTGGGCAAGCTCCATAATGGCTGCGAGGTTGAATTTCTGGGTTTCTGCGTTGTAAAGGGCGGTAGCTTTGGCCACGGGACACTCCGGGGTTTGAGTTAGGCCGGATGTGAGGTTGCACCCTCATTTCCGGCTGATATGCATATATACGCATACCTCACCCCGTTGTGTCAACACATATATGCATATATAGGCATACATATGATTACAGGTCGTCAGTCTAAAGCCGCTCGCGCGCTCATTGGTAAAAGCCAATCTGAATTGTCTCGTTTAGCAAGCGTCGGCACACGGACAGTAATGGACTTTGAGAACGGGGTTCGAACTCCGTTGCCTGCAACAGTTAGCGCTATCCAAGCCGCCCTAGAGGCCGCTGGTATTGAGTTCATCCCTGCAAACGGTGGTGGTGCTGGTGTTCGTCTTAAGTCCGAACCGGCAGGGTAATTCGACCTCGTGCCGGTTTCGGCTTACATCGGAGGGATCAAATGGCCCGTGATATACGTATAAGACGGGCTGCGGAGACAGTGGCGGTTGATCAGGGCGATCATCTTCCAGTATTTGAGATACCTCTTTCAAAAGCTTCTGAATTTGCGTTGCAGCTTGCTTCGATGGCCATGCCGGACGCGGAAGTTGATTTCGATCTGTCAATACGAACGCCCTTTTTCACTTTAGACAGCCCGCAGATTGCGCTTGAACCAACGGCAGACGGTCGTTTCGTTCTCATTCTTGGCCATGATCAATTGCCGCCAATGCGGTTCATCGTTACCCGCGAGACGCTGCAATCGATCGTTGCAAGTTCAACTGCCCCATCGTCCGAGCAAAACTAACAGATTGACCGCTTTGTAATGAGCGTGTTGGGTTCGGCTTTTATGTGATCCGAGCTACGCCCATGCGCCATCTTCCGACAATTTTATTACTCATATCGATTGTCGCGGCATCGTCTGCAGCAGCAAACACGCTGCCCGAAAAGACCAAGCACATGTTCGCAAAGGCCTCTAACGAGGTCGCAGAAGTCACCGGCTACGAAAAGAAGCCATTGACCGGAACAAAAGATGGCTGTCGAGATGACGGGTTCTGCGAGGCGTATTTCGGCAACCTTCATCTGCGCGTATACGGCAGGGGAATAGCTATGCTGTTTTCAACCAGCCTAGAGACCACGGAGACCTATTTCGCGGCATGTGTAGCGGTATTGGAAGCCATCTCTGGTGCTTCGAATGCAGCTTCGCGGCAAGTAATGCTAAGGGCGGCGCAAGCGATAGGTTCAGGCCCGGTGAAATTTGATGCACTGAATGTGCAAGTTGAGTTACGAATTGATAGGTCCAACCACCGCCCAGAATGTCAGTTCTTCGCCTACTAACCAGGTGTTCCCGCCTGCCCAGCGTTCGGTGTCGATTTGCTGGGTGCGCCGGTGGTCAACCGGCCCTTACCGCCTACCTTCACTGCGACCCCGGCACCTTGCGCCCTTCGTTTTGCGTCAGCCAGCGCGGCGTCAAAGGCGCTTGTGTCGGCTGTGATCGGCACCACCACCGGTGCGGAAGCTTGGCTGTGGATGCCGCTAATAGCCGTGGCCGCTTCGCGGGTATCTACATTCATCACAGCTTGTATGCGATTTGCGAGGCTGGCCGCACCAGCCCCCATATTTGCAGCGAAATTGTCGCTTGCTGCTGCCCGTCTTGCTGCCGGTGAAGTGCCATCACCATACTCGGCGTAGTTGTCTGCAAGATCGGTGCCGACGCCATTGTCAGCGTTAGTTGTTATATCCTTCAATCCATCAGGAACACGCACACCAGCTCCTGATATGTCTCCGCGCGCAGTTGGCGTGGTGACTTCGACCACAGGCAACGGAGCACCAGTTCCAGTGCCCGGATGATGGCCGGTCGGTCCGGGTTCATAGGGGTTTGCAACACGCGCGTCTTTCGCCGTAGCAGCGTCCTTTGAAGCGTAGTAGGCAGCAACTGGGTCGCCCTTGTAGCCGCCCGTTGCCCAAGCCTTCATAATTTCAGCGATGATCGCCTGCCGCTTGTAGAGGCGGTCGAAGACGCTGTAGTCGCCGCGCTGTGTCCGCTCTTTATCGACACGCGCCGCCAGATCGTCTTCACCATAACGGGTGACGTATTCGCTGCGAGCATCATCTACGGTGGACTTAGAAGCAATTTCGTCCGCTAGCTGGTTATTGAATTCGGTCAGCATATCGAGACCCGTGCCCAACGGATTGATGAAAAGCTCGCCTATGCTCTCCCCGATGTTGCCAAAGGATGTTTGAAGCCTCGAAACCTGCGTTTCCCACAAGTCCATTTGCCGTTCAGTGGCTTCGGCGATTGAACCCACATAGTTCGATTTATCCTTGCTGAAAGCCAAAGCAGCCAAGACTTTTTCGAAGCCTTTACCAATCCGAGCGGCTTCATCGTCAAACCCTTCGCCCAGAAATGCTCCGAGAAAACTGGCTTGCTGCTGACCGCTCAATTTGTTCAGCTCCTTGAAAAAAGTTATAGCCCGCTCACCGCCCTGAATTTTTGAAAATTCTTTAAGGTCGCCGACAATATTCTGCAAACCACTCGCAGCCTTATCCGATAAATTTTCCGGGGCCAGTAGCTTACCTGTGATGGTATCCATCGCCCGTGCGGCAATTTCTGCTGGCATTTTTAAGTCGATCAGAGCCGAGCCCCAAGCTGCAATTTCTTGTGGCGTCATGCCGAAGTTAGTGAGACCTGCTCCTGCGCGATCGACAAATGCCGCGATATCCACCTCATCTGAAATGCCCGCATCGGCCAACCCGTTGATCAGATCTGCATACTCTTCTTGCTCGGTGCGTTTCAGGCCCAAACCAGATTCAAAGCCAGCGAAGAAGTTTCCGACTTTTTCAGCCGATGTATCCCAAGATGCAGCAACGGAAGTGGATAGCTTCGCAAACTCGCGCAACTCGCCTAACGGAATACCAGATGCGGCTCCGCGCTCGTAAGCGGCTAGAATTTCGCCCATGGAAGCAGGAACTTCACCGGCAAGCGCTTTCACCTCCTCACGAATGTTCGCCATTTCCTCAGTCGTCGCACCAGATTTCTTCCGAATGCCCTCTAGTGCGGTTTCCATGGTGCTAGCAGCGTTGATGGTGGCAGCAGCAGCAGCGCCCAAAGCTACTGGCCCAGCGAAGCGCGCCAAGTCGCCAATTGATGTTCGTATAAGACCAGATGACCGTGACGCTGACGCACCGACCCTGTTAATGTCATTGCGCGCTCGTGCCGTTCCACTTGATATGGTGCCGACGTTACGATTGATGGACGCCGTATTGCGTCGAACAGAACGCGCGTCACGAGACATCAGCCCCAAGCCGCTGCCACCCCCCCGCAAATCTTTGAGGGACTGGCCAACACGCCGGATTTGACGACTTGCATCGTCCTTAGCCTTCAGACGGAGCTGAACCTCCATAGAACTCATGTTATTTGATCCCGCCGTATTGCGTATCGAAAGCCTGCTCAGCCATCAATTCTTTTTCAATTTCGGAAGCCGTCAATTGGAGCGTCTCGGATCGGCTCCAGCCATATCTTCGGCAGAGAGCTCGAGCGGCGTTGTCGGCGTGACGCCATCTCCCTTGGAAAAAAAATCGAAGAGCGCTTTCTCTACAAGTTTCGCGTCTGGAACAGAGATAGCACCGATTTTAGCAAAACCCGGCTCGACAATGAGCTCACGCAAATAGTCATCGACCACTGCATGAAGCACTTGGAAGAATATGGTTCCGTCTTCCAACCGCATATGCGCGAAGGGATCGCCGTGCTGGGCATACAGCGCCCGCCACGGAGCTTTGATCTCTATCTCGTCAAATGTGGTGCCGCCCTCTTCGTAAAGGCGTGACAGCGGCACTGTGATCGTTTCAGCCATGCTTACAGCCCGTCACGAACACGGTAGGACGGCGATGCGAAGGTCAGGCCGGAAACCTCACCGTTTGCCCGGTCAATGGATGGCTCGCCTTCAAAGTGAGCGCCGGTCCACGAATGGACAACGCCGGTGTATTCTTCCGCCAGCGTGGCTTCCAGATTGACCTCACGAACAAGCCGGTTCCAATCGGTGCCGGGTGTATCTTTGAACGTCACTTCCGCTTTGAAGGGTTTCAGTTCGCCCACCTTGTCCACCGAACCATCCTGGTTGGTGACACTTTCAGATGTGAAGTTGCTGGGCATGTTGGTGAACGCGCCGCGCAGGGTCAGCTTGGAGCCGTCACCCATGCGAAAGTCCATTTCTCCGCCGAATTTATCCATCGGAATTTCCTTTCTGCCTTACGCCGCAGCGACGTTGGCTTCGTTGATCTGTGAGTAAAGACGGGCGTTCGACGCGATCACGTCGAGAGGATTGCTCCTATCCAACGGCGCGAAGACATCCACGCGATTGGGATTGTCCGCATTCCGGCGAACCACCAATCGCTTGGCGAACAGTTCGGGGTTTTCCATCAGCCCCTGCAAGCCGCATTTCTCATAGGCACGCACCAGCGTTCCAGCGATTGTGCGGGTGGTCGATACCTTGAGCAGCCCGCCGGGGTTGGCGTCTGCAATGACGTGCCTGCCATGTTCGATGGCGAACATCTGGCGAGCCAGCCGTAGGAAGTAGATCGTCGGGTAATACCACTGGATATCGCGGAAGGTCGTGTCCACCTGCCCCAGCGGGTCACGCTGGTATGTGGTGATCAGCTTATCGATGGCGACCTTGCCATCACCGGTCACGCTCCATGTGGAAATGCCCGACCGGTTCAACGTGTTGCGGGTTGGATAGGCCGGATGCAAAGCACGGGATCGGGGCGCGGTTATGCCCTGCATGACGATGCCGGTCTGGTTTGCTGCAGCCCCGGCGGTTACGCCATCGGATGCCTGCGTAATCACAGACGACATGGCAGCAGCAGCCCAAGCCCACGCCGGTTCTGCATTACCAGCAGCAGAAAAGCGCGGCACGATTGTTTCGTGACGGCTGTTGCGACCAAGGCCCGTGGTGGTGAGCGCTGAAATCGTGTCCGTCGCCACCGTCAGCACATGGCCGTAGGATTGGCGAGCGTAGGAAAACCGGCCTGACACGTCACCGAACGTCGCATCGTAGCGGGCAAGGTTTGCCGTATCGGAGAATGGCGAGGTCACGAAGTCGAACGGCTCGTCACCAAGTGCAGCAAGACCCGTGGAAAGGTCAGGCACACCGGTTGGCGTCACGCTGTTTGCTTTCGTAATAACGCCGGTGAAGGCGTTCTTGGTGTAGCGGGCAACAAGTTCAGGGATGTAGAAATCGTAATCGATGAAGATTTGACCGGCATGGCGTGCGGTGCATGTCACCACAGCGGCATTTGCAGCAGCAGTCACTTCCGGCGTTTCGCCTGTGATGTCGTTGTATGCCGCGTTGATCGCCACAGCGAGGTTCGCTGCCACATCGGCTGCGGTATCACCGGACACGATGTCAACCGAAACGGGAATACCGCCCACCAGCATGAAACCTTGTCCCGGCTGCGGATTGGCCACGGTGAGCGTCCACTCGCCAGCGGTTCCTGTTGCAGGAACGGCCATAATCCACGTTTCCTGCACAGGCGCGTTGCGGAAGGCCGTAGAACCCATGCGGTCCAGCATCGATCCGACACCGGCCATATTGCGAATTTCCTCACGAGACGTAACGACAATTGGTTCGTTCGTGGCAATGGCAGCGCCTGCGTTGGCATGGCCAATGATCAGATGACGGGCATTGCTTTCGAACTGGCCACCAGACGTGACCTCGAACGAAATGAGAGGCGCGACAAGGCCGCTGCCTGGAATGTTTTCGAAGCCGATCATTTTGTATCATCCTTTGCTTTGCGCGCCTTTGGGGCAGCGTCGGGCTTGTCATCTTCGGGTTTGGGGTTTTCGGTATCCGCGCCGTTGTCTTCCGGCTCGTCACCTTCGACGATGCAGCCCTGCAGGATCAGCGCAGCGATGAACGGGTCTTCCGGGTTCACCCGTTCCCCGCGTTCGCTCCACATCCGGTTGGTTCCGGGCAAAGGCAGTCGTTCGCCCGATTTTGCCAATCGGTAGCGTTTCAATTTCGACATGGTGTCGGCCTCGTCAGGTTTGGGGTGTTGTTAAATTCGCGTCGGCCTGTCCGTCAGTGTGGATGGCCATATCTGCGCCAGCGAGATCATCGCCGGTCGGTTCGGTGTCGGGTTTGTAGAGATTATCCGTCGCTTCCAGAAACACGGTCTGCGTGAATAGAACGCCCAGCATCGTGACGCCCTTCTTCACCAAGGAGTCGTCGCTGTATGGAACGATAGAAAGATCGGACTGCTGGATGGTTTCGGCTATGCCAAGGTCGTTGCTGGTGATGGCTGATGCCACCTTCATACCGGCGTTGTAGGCATTTTCCGCACGGTCATGGCCTTTTGCCAGTATCACCACAGCCATCTTCAACGATGCTTCAAACGAGAATTGTGTGGCCGGTGTCAGTCCGTCCGTGCCGACAAAGCAGATAATGGCTGCGGTCTGCCCTGCAATCGAATAGGTGTTGATGTCGGAAGGCGAGAACTTGGCGTCGTCGTGTATCTGCACAGACAGCCCGTCGATCGGTTTGATCGCTGCTTCTACCGCTTCCCTAAATTTCGGAATGGTGGTCATGCTGCAAGCCTCCGCACGACGCTTTCGAACACGCGGCGCACTTCCTGCTCGTCGGACGCTGATATGCCGATGAAGGGGCGAGCTGGCATTTTCTTGGTGCCGCCCTGCAAATAGCCTGCGTATGCGAGGTTCGTGCCTACTATGGCGATGTCACCACCCACGGTGCGTTGGATGGAGCCAGCCAAGCCGCCGGTGTCAACCAGAATGTTGTCGGTGCCTTTGCTGGCAACAGTGCTATCGGCCAATGGCGACCATTTGGACCCATCAGGTGCCGTCTTGGTGGCAACGATGCGTTTCACCGTCTGGTTCTCGACCGCAGCCGCTGCAGCGTTCAGGGCAGGTTCTTTCCAGCCCAGCACCGCAGACATGGATTTGATGGCAGCATCAAGACCGACCAGCTCAATCGTAATCATATGCGAGCGACCGTGCCAAAGGATGGCTGGGAAAGAATGCGCCCGTCCGGCGATGCGCCGCCACCTGAGCCGTTGGAAAGCGTTGCACTGGGGATCGTCGCGCGGCCCGTAGCCACGTCTTTCACCCACCGGATTGCGTCTTCGTAGCGCTGGCGAATGTCTTCGGTCAGGCTCATGGCGCTGTTGGCCAGTCGGTAGAACGCTATCTCCACGGTGGCATTTCGCAACGCAGGCGGCGTTGGTACCAGAAGGATCAACCCGTCGATGTCGTAGCGAACAGCCAGATAGCCATCCAACTCTGCGGATGCGTCTTCCAGCGCCCGTTCGATGGCGGCATTGTCCACGTCAGGGCCTTCGCGACGTGCGACAGCCTCCAATGCCGGATAACCGTGAAGCGTGATCAGATCATCGCGTGTAGCGTAAGCCATTATCGCGCCTCACGGTTGGTTTCGGGGCAGTCAGACAGCTTACTTGCCGCCCTTCTGCTGTTTGATCTTATCAGCCACAACCTTCGCCTCAGCGTCCGAAAGGTCTTCGGATGGCTTCGGTTCGGAGTTGGAATTGACCACGCCAATACCGCCGACTTGGGCTTGCTCGGCAGACTTGGCAAACTCGCCGTTGCTGTCAGAAAGCAGGTTCGTCATGCCGGAGAGATCGCGTTCGCCGGGCTTGCGGTTGTCTTCTGCGGCTTTGGATGAAGCGTTGGCCTCCTCCAAGGCTTTCTTGGCAGCGTCAGCGATAGCGCCTTTGCCGTCTGTCGCGGATGCGCGACCAGCCAAAAGCTGTGCCTTGGCGTCGTCACGACGCGCGATGGCGTCCATGGTGTCTGCGTTCAGTTTATCGGCCATGTTGACCTCCTGTGTCATGAAAATGGGGGCGGAAGCAGGAGCGCGAAGCCCCTGCCCCGTAGGATCAGCCGTTGGTGACGACAGCGACCATGCGCACGAACCGTGGGTCGAAGACGCGGGTCCAGTTGGCACCGTTCGCCAATTCGGCGTTGGTTGGTGCAGAACCAGCGATGGTGCCGTCGAACTTCACACCACGCGGGTGCATCACGAAGTGGCGACGATACCAGACGGTCTGAACACCTTCACCGTTACCGGCGGCAGGGGCGCTGTCGAACTCGACTGGCAGCACAGGGCCACCAGCACCGGTCGCCTCAGCGTAGCCGATACCGCCCGAACCGAAGAGGTAGGACGTGTATTTCAGGCCGGACGTGGAGCCCGCAACCTTCGGGCACTTGTCGGACATCACAATGCGACGACCGTTGTAAGTGGCGAACTGCAAGCCGGTCACAGGGTCCTGCTCGTAGACCAACGCTCGCTGGGCTTCGAGATTGTAGTAAACGCGGCTGTGGACCATCATCGCAGTCAGGTCGGAACCGTATTCACCCAACAGCGAGTAGGCGGAGGTCGCTACATCGATGTCGAATTTCACCGGTGCGCCGATACCGTCTTCGGTTGCCACGTCCAGCACGTTACCGGCCATCTGTGGGTCGGCGAAAACACCGGTCATGGTGGAGAGCAAAGCTTCCTGCTCACGACGATCCCAGTAATCGGCGATCATATCCGCAATCACGGACATCGGGTCAGTGGCGGTCAGTGCACCAACGAGGTTGGCGACCTGAATACCGTAGTTACGGCGCAGTTTGCGTCCCTGATCGGCACCCATGGTCAGCTTGCCGGGAACGGCAGACTGGGCGGGGTCGTCGGTGGACACGTTGTCAGCGCCATCGATATCGTTCCAGAACGGCATCTCGACGATATTGCCGGGGCCGTTGGCGAATGCCTGAATTTCAGCATCAGCCGAAGCCATGCCGGAATTGCGCAGCATGGATTTCTCCGCGATGCGCTGGCGGGTGTAGGGAAGGAAGACCGTATCGAACAATACGTCGGTCAGGCGGGTGGTAGCCATGTGTAGCTCCTATTGCTGTTATGACACCGCCCGACCGGACGTTGCCTTGGCTTACTCAGCGCCGAGAAATGGCGAGAGATCGAAGTTCGCGGCAGCAGCTTGTGCTTTTGCACGCGCGGGATTGTCTTTCAGGGCTTGGCCGATCAACGTCATGTTCGGACGCTGGCCGTCTTTCACCACGAAGGGATTTGGACCGCCGCCGCCTTTGGCCGGGTTGTTCCCTGTGCCGCCGCCGCCGGATTTCGGATCGGCCTTGAAGGCGAAACCGTAGGTTTCCTCGGCACGCAGCTTTTCAGCGAATGCCTTGGCCCCCATGGGCTTGCCGTCACTGCCGTAGACAGGCTCACCATCGTCTCCGATGGCCTGCACGATCTGCTTTCCGTCCTCTTCAACGATACGCAGGCGCTCCCGAAGGATCGGGCGCAGCGCTTCCGGTACGGCATTGGTGGCAGTGATGGCTTCGGAAACCTGTCGCCCCATCAGCTCGTCATTGAGACGGGTGGTGGCTTTCGACAGGCTTTCATCCTTGGCAGCCAGTTCACGGGCATGCTTCTCATTGACCTCTGCAAGGCGCTTGGCGACGATCTCGTCAGCGTTTGCGCCTTTGGTGGCCTGTTCTTCCAGTTCGGTAATGCGGGCCGTCACGGCGTCCACATTCTCAAAACCAGCCGCCTTCAATGCTCCATTGGTGGCTTTCGCCTCGTCGCGTTCCTTGCGGACAGCGGCAACCGTGCGGTTGAGGGTGGCACGATCATTGACCAGCCCAGCAATGGACGGGTCGAGCGTGAAGTCGCCCTCATCCCCTTCGCGGGAATAGAGCGCGTGAAATTGTTCCGGTACCTCAGCGAGGTCCGGGCGGGCGAGAAGCCAATCCATGATAATGTTCCGTTGGGTGTCCGGTGCATCACGCATCCGGGATGTGTGCAGGCATCACGCCGTGCGGTGTGCGAAGGCATCACGCCGTTCGCGACCAGCCCCCGCTATGGGGAGCCGATGGTGTCCGTTGCCTATTCAGGCACGGTGAAAAATGGTGTCAGACACTTGGCGCAGCAAAGTTTCTTGTCCTGCGGCACAAGTTCGCCGGTGTGGTCGTCGATAAACGGCGCGATATATGCCTCAATCAGCACAGAGCAGCCACAGGGGCGGCATGTGTGCATCGTGCGGGCAATCGGGCGTCCGGTAAGCTCTACGCCCTCGTAGGACACTGTTTCGGGCTTGGGCTCTACGTTGGATGAAACGACAGACAGGCGATGTGGCGGTTTACTCAGATCCCCGCCCTCTCAAATGCCTTGGCGTTGCGTTTCTTCAAATCGTCCAGCGTCAGTTGGTTACCGCTTCGGTCAACAAACCGATCAAGCTTCACTTCACCACGCTTCCACAGCTTACGCCGGGTTGGGCCGAGAATGTCGTTCTGCGTTTCCGCGCTCTGGCCTTCAAGCCATGAACCGTAATCCAGTTCCGGCGCTTCGTCCATTCCTTCGGCAAGGTTCAAAATACGCGACCTGCACCTGTAGTGCGCAGGTGGCACCGGACCTTTGCCGGTTTCGTATATCTTACCCGCCCGCGCACGACAAACCGGCGATGTGCGGCTGTCCAGCGTGGAAACCCACTGATAGCGGGGAAAAAGCGAGAGGTTCTGCTCCGCGTGTATCCTCGTGGCCTGCACGTTCAAATGCGTGACGCCGGTGCGAACCACCAGATCAGCCCCGCGCTTCGAAATCTCCACTGTGTTACGCAACCGCCGCTGGATAGCCTGCGATGGCTCACCCTGCATGTAGCCCGTGACTATTTGTGCCCGTGTTCTGTTGCGCCAGTTTGCCCCCAGCTCAGAGGCGTAGTCTTTCAGCAGCTTGCCCTCGAAAGGGTTGCGCGTTGCCGCTGCGATCAGTTGCGCTTCTGACACACCTGCCATATTGGCGCTTGCCTGCACCGAACCGGCACCCAAACGATTGACGAATGCAGCCTCATCGCTTGCAGCCGTCACGATTCCCGTCACAATCACATCGGTCAGCGCTGCGTTGGCAGAAACCTGCAACGTGTTGATTTGCTCAAGCACCCCGCGCAATCGCAGGCTGTCGGCAGATCGAAGATTGTCCTGATCGGGATATGACCCGTTCAGCCGTGCCTCGATATCGGTCTGCGTGGTTTCCAGTATGGATACGACTTCGCGCACCACAGTCTTGCCGTAGCGCTCCAGGTCGATGCCATGCAGAACGATAAGGCCGTAGGCTTCCTCAGCTGTGAGAGGCACGGTTCAATCGCCCGCGTCTAACAGTGCAGCCTTGCATTTCTCCATGAGCCACAGAACTTCACCACCATCGGCAATCGATGATGCGAAATACAGTACGCCATCATCATCGAACCCCATGACCACGACACCATCAGAGCAAGTGCCCTTGGCATTTTCCAGAACGCGGTCAGTGGGTATATCAAGCGATGTCACATTGCCCAGCGGGATCACATTGCTCACAGCGCCTCACCACCAGCCAGCAGCCCTCTATCCTGCAGGGTCTTGATTTCCCGCGCCTTGTCGAATTGCGGCCCCAGCTTCCCACGGCGCATCATCTCGTCGAAATAGGTTTCCAGCGTGATGTAGCCGAGCGATACGGCGCTCAAAATGTCCTGCGGATCGCTGTCGAACAGCATTTCCGTGGCGAAGTCGGTGTTGACGTAGACCTCGACAGCGCTGTCATTGCGGCCTTCCCACATTTCAAACAGAACGAACATCTGTTCCAAGGCGTCCTTGAGACGGATGGCCCACGATTGCAGCACTGAATGGGCGCGGCTTGCGTTCACCGCCGAAGTGGTGGCAGCCATGTTCTGCATGCCCTTCGACGGCATGGAAGGTTGCAGCGCCATTGTTCGGATCGTCTGTTCAATAGTGGCCAAATAATCTAGCGCCTTGTCTACGATGGTGCCTGTCGGCTCCACATAGGACCATTTTCCTGCCTTGGCGTCACCGGCGGCTGCGCCCGTAAACAGCACAGCACGCGGCCCAACAGGAACGGCGGCAGGTATCTTGCCCCCATCGGGACCATCAGCCGTCGGCGCGTCCATCCCCTCACCCTGAAGCATCGGGAAACCGGCCATTTCGAAGATCGAAGTAATGCGACCGCCGTGCTGGTAGTGCTCCACTTGCGCGTGCGCCACGTCCAGCATGGTCGGGCGGGCAGCATAACGCCCTTTATCGGAACGCCCTAGAATGAACGGCAGGATTGGAACCTGCGGAATTGTCAAAACAGCCGATAGATCGGTGTTTTCCGACCATTCCTTGCCGTCGCTCTCATACACCGTCAGCGTAACCGTGCCGTCCTCCTGTCGCTCCATATGGCGAACACGGGGCACGACAGTTTCATCAAAACCGTCCTGCACGATTTCATCATCACGCCAGCGGGCAGATGTTATCCGCCTCACGCCACCAATGCTTTCATCATGCACGGCCAGCATCGCATCTATCGGGATCAACCGGGCGAAGGGCCGTGCTCCAGTAGCCCGCTGGTCGGCGACGGTTGTCACCGTCTCGCCTGCCTGCGGATAATCCACCAGAATAAATACGCCGCCCAGATGGACAGCTTCGTCAAACGCGCTCTCCGCAAACACGTGCAAATTGTTGCCGGCCAGATCGACATCTTCCGCCCACGCTTTCGCATCGGCGGATAGATCGACCTCGCCTTCCTGCTGGCCTTGCAGCGTGACCTCTTTGGAGAACGGCTTGCCAACTATAGCGCGGCAGGCATCCTCGTAATGCGCGGTGAACGGCGTTTGCGACACCCGAACCTTGTAGGCGGCATCGCTCTCATCGATGAATTTCGGCAGGTAAAGTTCACCCGCTGACCGCATGCCTGTTGTTCCCGACCGCACATCGCGGATCAACTGCCAATCAGGCAGCATTTCCAGCGTGGAAAGGGACGGCGTGTCAGGTTTGGCTTCTGCCATTTGAAGCCTCCTGGCCTATCCGTATCCGTATCTGCCAAAGCTTGGGCCGGATGAAACCGGAGCCAGCAATTCGTTGAAGGCCCGCGTTGCCGCGTCCACCTGATCCTTGAACGTCCCGTTGGGGAAGTTGCACATCTCGTCCAGAAACTCTTCGTTCCATTGGCCTTCGATCAGCATTACGTTTCCGGCTTCGGCCTGTGCCGATAGCGGCTCCGCACGCGCTTCCTTCTTCGGCCCCTCTGGTGAGGTTCTGACATTGAACCCAGCCAACTGCCGGACGTAATATTGCGCCTGCATCTTCCCTGCTTGACCGGGGTCTTGCGGGATTGAAATGCGAACATCCGTTCCATCTTGGGTTGCCGTGCCGGTAATCAGCATTTCAGCACCGTTGGCCGATAGCTGACCTCTGGTGCTGTCTGCGATGTAAAACCGCCCGTCTGGTGCCCGACCAATCTTCACACCAGCCGTGTATGCGCTTTTCTCGCCGGTCGATGCGGCCAAGTCCCACCCACGTATCCACACGGTGCCAGCAGGCGCAGCGCGGACGATCTTGAACCATTCCCGCTTGAACATCCCACCATCACGCGGTGCCGGACGCTGCTGGAACTGACCAGCAACCGAATATGAGCCCATTGTGGACTTGTCCCGCTCCACCACCTCGCATGGGAAGCGTTCTGGAAACAGCAGTTCCCCATTTTCAGTGCGCGGGTCTGTAAAGCCGATTGATGTAGTGCAGCGTCTTTCAGGCTCGAATTCCATCGGGAGCATCAGGTGCTCGTAACCGAAGTCTTTCGCCAAGATCATGCCGGACACATCGTTCTCGTGCAGTCTCTGCATAATCACGACGATGGCTGATGTTTCGGGATCGTTCAGTCGAGTGGTGACACTCTCACGAAAGGTGCTGTTCACACTGGCGCGAACCGTATCAGACCCTGCATCATCCACTGACAAAGGGTCATCCACGATCACCCGGTGCCCACGCGAGCCGGTCAGGCTGGTGAAAGGCATGGCCTCGCGAAAGCCCGTGGCTGTGTTTTCGAACTTGGTCTTGGCCCGCTGATCACCGGTGAGGCGAACATTCCAGCGTTCCGAGTACCATTCGCTTTCAATCAGACGCTTACATTTCAGGTTGTCACGAACAGCCAACGGGCCAGAATGTGACGTTCCCAAAAACCGGTGGTGAGCAAGACCTTGTGGACCCCACTCCCATGCTGGCCAGAAAACCCCGTGCAACAATGACTTCGACATGCCGGGCGGCACGTTGGTCAGCAGGCGCAGAATTTCACCTCGCGTGACCGCTTCGAGATGCTCGCAGATGGCGTCCATGGCCCATCCCCATTTCAAGGGCGTTCCCGGCTCCACCACATGCCATGCAGCTTTTACGAATGAGGCGAGTGAAGCGCCGTCGTTCTGGACGGCATCATCGAACTCAGCTTGCCTCTGTCTCCTCTGCTTCTCCGCTTGGATGGCCGAGCGAAAGGCCGATTGTGTCAGCGGCACGTTCAAGGGCGGACAACTCCTCGTCGGGTAAGTCTTGAAGCTTGGCTGGATCGAAGAACGCCAACTGCACTGGCCCACCGTCTTTGCCTGTTACGGCTTGAGCGGGTTTCCCATCGGTTCGGTCGGCAACAAATTGAATGGCCTGCATATCGCCACCAATGGCCTTCTCAATCGCCACGTCAGCAATTTCTCGAAGTTTGGTTAGGTCACCATTCTCATCCTTTAGCTGAGCCATCAGCATGTCTTTGAAAGGATTGTTGCGTGTCCCCTTTGGTCTTCCCGGTCCTGCTTGCATGAAAACGTTTTTTAAATCCCAAGCTGTTGATAAGAAAACGCAATAAATTCGGTTCACGTTATCAAAAAATGGTACTTTTCGGCCTATCGGGCGGTTACTCACCCATGGGAAAGTCTCATTAATTGATATTTTGCGGATGGTTTTGAGGGTCAGCCCTCGTATTCACCGTTCAGCAGGTTGCTCTTGAACTTCTCGATCAGCCAGAGAATGTCTCCACCGTCTGCCAAGGCAGAAGAACTGCGAACATCCATCTCGCCGTCTTTATCCCAACCAATGACGAACACGTCCTGATACTGGCCTATGGCCTGTTCGAGCACGTTGTCTGGGTTGTCGGATGCGTTGGCTGGATAGAGCTTTTCTACGTTGTCAGCCAATGCACGATCCTCTTGATTTGAATTTTCCCCGCAACGGTGGCATATGGCGATTGCAACATCATCCATTGCCATGAAGCCTACGGCCCCTTGCGGTAGGTTCACCGGCCTTCGGCTACGGCTTCCCTATCTTTTTCCCGCATATGCTCATCTCGGCGCTGTCTCGCTTCTGCGATCAGGGCTTCACGGCTTGCGGTCTTTTCTTCGGTTGTTCTGGTGTCACCGGTGAGTGCGCTCTCGTAGAGATTATATGTTCGCTCAACCTGTGCCGATGATGACGTTTTAGCACCGGAATGCTGGGTGATTGCAACCGCTGATTTAGACGGCAGCAAACCTACAACCGTTGACTGCTGGGCAAGTGTTTGGAATGTAGCTTGCAAGACGCGGTTATAATTCCCGTGATTTGTCCCTGTTGAACGGCAATATCCTGCTACTGAGCGGCCTTTCTTGGTCCTCAAGTCGCCATGCATGTAGATTGCTTTGCGATCGCGCTCGGATGGGAGTGAGTTCACTAGGTCGATGAAGCGCTCCATATCGGCAATGTCTTGAGGTGATGGCGGGGGTCTGCGGACCTTGGGGGTGGTGTCTGCCGAATAGCCGGACCAGCCCACTTTCATTCCACGCCATACGAAATGGTCATCAGGAAAGGCAGGCCATGCGGTTGATGGTTGTGCCGGTCCCTTGGGTTTTGGCATCCGTTCAGCTGTTTTGGCCGATTGGAGGCACCATTCGCGCATTGTTTCCCATGTCGGTGTCGTCATGCTGGAATTCCTATTTTCTGAACATAGTTCCGTTTGGCCTTAACTTTAGAATGGCGCACAATCTTTGCGGCCCTTCTCGTCAAAGCGGCAATCCGCTCGCGGGATGCCAGCGTTGTCCCAATTTCACCTTTCCCAACCATGCCTGCTATCTGCTCCAGTTCTTTTGCCAATTGCGCTCTGGAAATTTGTGACACCGGGCCAATCATGCGACCATCCATTCCTGTTGGTTCTGTAAAAGTTGGGTGAGCCTGTCGGCCATGCGCAGTGGTTGTTCCGGATAGGAGCACGCCCTGACCTGCTCTCGTAGGCTGCTTAGGTAGATCGTGGACATGAGGCCTTTGATGACCTGCGTGTCCCGCTCGTCATATCCGCCGTCTAAGAGCCAAAGAGAGATTGCGCGTATGGTTACGCCATAAAGCTGCGTTTCGTTCTGTGTGGCGCTTATAATGGACGTGAGGACGAAAACGATGTGGTCCTCTCCATGTAAACCGGCAATCGTCTTGATGGTGCCTCTGGAATAGGTCTGTTTTGGATCAAGCGAAGATGGATGGTTGGCCTTCTTCGGCATGATCGTGATGCCGCATGTCTCGGCTATGCGACGTAGATCAGCCATCAGTACGCCTGATCGGAAGGTTTCATGCCATCGGGAAGCGGCTTGCCGGAATAGCTGCAATAGCGCCGCATTAACTCGACGCAGTAGCTTGCACTCGTGATGCATGTGTGTCGGTCAATCCATTTGCTGGAAGCACCGAACTCTATTCGAGCGCGATAGACCATTTCGCCACGTAGAATTGCCCGCTCTGCGCGTGTTGCGCTTTCACCGATGCAGAAGATAGCGGCCTTGGTGAAGATCGACTTCGCGGCAACTTCGTTGATGATGGCTTCGACGCCGACCAACGCCTTAGCATGATTGAACTGCACAGTTGCTTTTGCATCCGTTTTGGCTCTTGCTCCGGCAATTCGCGCCTTCATCTTGGCTGTAACGGCACCGGATAGAACAGGAAGGTCATTCAACATGGCGTGTTTACGAATGCCATGAAGCACGCTTGTGTGGTCCCGTCCCACCCATCTGCCTATTTGCGGCTGGCTGGCCCCTAGCTCATCTGTGGCGCGGTAATAAAATTCCTGTCTGGCCCTCGCGATTTCGACAAATCTGCGGGGGCCAAGCATGTCATCAACCGTCAGTTCATGCTTATCAGCAACCTTCGCTAAAAGACGTTGCCATCTCAGCCCCGACGCAAAGTTCCGGTTGGATGCTTCTTTTTGGCGTTGGATTTCACGCTGGGCCTGCTTCGCCGCCAGTTCCCTACGTTGGGTTTCTTGCTGTTCCTTCATTCGCTTAAGCCGGAGTTGTCTGGCAACCTGTTCAGCTAGACGGTCGCTGTGACGGCGCTTGATATAATCGAGACCATACCCTGCCGGAATAGCGTTGAAGCCTTCCTTCGGATGGATGCTCTTTGTCGCTACTGCTGTGCTCATCTGGTGGTTTCCTTCCGTCTTTTACGAACAACCGGAACAGATTTGCCCGGCTTGTGATAAACGCGCTCTGCATCTTCGGTGCTGAATACGCGGCTTAATTCTTGGAGTGGGCTGGGGCGCTTGAGGCCGAGACCGTCGATGGCGTCACGATGCGAAACGATGTCCTGCTGGACCTTCATCAAGAGCACATCCATTGCCCCACGAAGCGCTCTGGCCTCGCTTGGGAATAGAACGTCCACACCGCCCTTACGGACCGGCTCCATGTCGTCTGTTGCCATTCCACCTATGTAGGCGTGCCAGCCACCAGAACGGGGTGTTACGGCGTAGCGGTAGCGGCGGTCGTGTTGCTGATCTTGATTGGTATTCATGCCAGACAGAACCAGGCTGAGATTTTCTGCTCGCCATTGGTGCACCCCATGCTTGCAGCATGAGAAACCGCCGTTTCGCGAGTGAACGGCAAATGATCCGGGGCTAGAAAATACTTAAAATTTTCCAGAAATTCATCGACGGTCGGCGGGCATTTTTCACAACTGATCTCAGCACTTAACATCCCCACAGGGTGCGGGTAATAAGCATCCCCAGACACGATAAATCTATCGCAATTACTGCAGTATTCGTGGGGTATATCCCGCAGTCGTTGTTCCCATTTCTCTTCATCCGGAACGAATGACAACCGTGCATCTTCAAAGACGGATGACATAGCCCAATAGTATTCCGCCAACCGAGCTGCAGGTTTGCGAGCGTCTATTCCATTGTCATTCATTGGATTTCCTTTCTTGTATGCTGCTGTGGAGCGCTCAAAACATGTGCTCCTGATCAGCAGTGGTGGCCTCGGAGACGTATCGAGTGAACGGAGCATCGAACGTGAGGCTTGAACGCCTGCTTTCCTGCCCAAACCGGTTCTTGATCACACCAAGTTCGGCCTTCCCCTTTACAGCTTCGGCGCTGCCAAAAATGCGGGTTAGTTTCTCTTCATCGTTAGCTGCCGATGATATGGATGAACGCTCGTTGCGGTACTTCTCGCGGCGATACAGATAGATGATGCAATCGAAATCAGCTTTGGCACCTTCGCCACCAAACAGGTCTTGCGAGATCGGCCGCGGATTATCCCGTCGCATCCCGAAACCGTTGCGTTGCTGCAGAACTAGCCCGGCCGCGTTGTTGGTCCGCATGAAGGCTTTCAACTCGCGGGCGATCTCCCCTGCCCTTGAACCGGCGTCCTGATCCTTCTTGCTGTCTGTTTGGATTTTGCCGATGTGGTCGAAGGCGAACAACGTGGGCTTAGACACCCCATAGCGCCGCTGAAATGCCCCACACATGCGAACCAGTTGGCCTACCGTCTCTCTGCCGCACTGGACCACATGGAAACGGCTGGCGCTGTACCAATCGGTAAACTCTTTAACCTGATCCCATTCCTTTATTCCAAGATCACCGGCCTCTTGGCGGATGGTGGTGATGCCGTATTTCTGCGCGATCATCTGATGCACGCATTCTTTCTCGGATTGGTCGTAGCTGAACAGACAGACCGGATGCCCTGCCTCCGCAGCAGCCAACAGGATTTGCATGGTGAGCGAGGTTTTCCCCTCACCCGATGATGAAAGCAGCCCGTTCAACCGACCAGCAGGAACGGATTTGACCGACATCACATCTTCCATTTCCTTCAACGGAAGCGGAATGCCTTCTTTCACACCCTCCTGATGGGCCTTCGCCATGGCGTCGAAGATTGCAGCGCCTGGATTATCCGACCGTGCGATAGGTGACGCCCCACCAACAGCCATGATCTCATCCAACTGGCCCTGCATGGCCCCAATTATCTCATCGGCTGGCTTGGCCTTGGCGCGTAGCTCTTTCCCGCTTTCCTCAACCGCTTTCACCAGTTCACGGCGTTGATATGCGTCGATCATCTGTTTCGCGTATTGAGCTAATGGAGGCGCATCTGCTTGCGATGAAGCTGCATGAATGCTGGCAGACACAACCGCTTCAGCTTTCTCGCCGTCATAGTCATCTGTCGCCTGGAACAGGACAGCAGCTTTGGTCACTTCCATGCCACGATAGGCAAGGTCACAAATGCAGCCGTAGAGATCACCGAACACATGGCTGGTGAACATGCGGGGCAGAAGGCGATCTTGTACGGTGTCAAGCTGTGACGGTTTCAGCAGGATGGCACCGACTATCAGGCGTTCGATTTCGGGGTGCGAAGCCATTATGCTACGTCCTTTGTTGTCATCCAGATCGACGCCCAATCGCTTCCTTCAGGCGGCAGATGCACCTTCGCCAACAGACCGGCTGCTAGTGCTTTGTCCCGCAATGAATTGGCTGCGACCTCACCGGGTGCTCCAACGATCTTGTCTTGATTGGGGTGGAAGCGGTGTGGATCACCATCGGCCCAAATTTCTACGCCTTGTAGCTTTGCCGGTGCTTCAACTTCTGGGAAAACCAGTCCCGTCATGCCGGAAGTGGAGAGCGTTGCGCCCCATCCCCAATCCCCATCAGGATCGGTTATCCGCATGGCAGCGATTGTGCTTTCGAGACCTTCCCCAACGTTGAGGACAGAACCGGGCTTGGACAGGCGAACCATTCCACCAGATGCAGGGCCGAGACCCATCTTGATTTTGCGACCATCGTCACCGGTAAGAGCGCTGCCTGAACCGTTGAGAAATATTCTCCAGATAGCGATAGGCTTCCGGTCCGCAGCCTGCACGAGAGCAATCAAAGCCGGTGCCTTGCTGTTTATCGGAGCGCACCATGTGGCCGGATGATACCGCAGCGTTGGCATATCGCGGTCAAAGCCTAGCCCACGGCCTCGCAGGTATGCGGAGGCTTCGGTTTGCGCCAGTTTGAGCGCCTCACCCCAAACACCCATAGCGTTCGCTGTAGAGGCTTGTTGCTCTTGCTGGTGTGTTTGGGCGGCTTCGGCCTGTTTGGCCTCCTGTGCGGCTTTCTGCTTGGCCCACGCACGTTTTTCGTCGTCTGTTAGCTCGCGGTCAGGGTCTGCGCCCAATTCCTTTGCAGCATCCATGAACGATAAGCCCAAATGCTCTTGCAGGAACGTGATCGCATCGCCCTTCGCGCCGCACGAAAAGCAGTGAAAGAAGTTTTTGCCCTGATCAACTACGTGAAGTGATGGGCTTTTCTCACCGTGAAATACGCAATTTGCCCAAAAATCACCCTTCGCAGGTTGAGACTTCTTTGGGCAGAAATTGACATGCCTGCCGATGATTTCGGAGATCGGCGTGTCAGCTTTCAGGCGGGCGAGTTCGTGGGCGTCTATGCGGCTCACTTACCTTGCTCCCGCGCATAGCGCCAAAGCAACACACGCGCCTCGTCAGCAGCACGAACAGTTTCCGTAGATGTAAGTCCGCCATTTCCGCCTTTTCCCATCACGCCGTTTACGTCGAAAGAAACGCAGTCAATCAGCTTTTGTAGGGCTTTAGCCATGTCGTCTGGTGATGCGCTCATCGTGAAACCTCGAATGAAATTGCGTTGGGTTTGCCTTCCGGCAGCGTGGCAGTGACGCCTTTGGTGCCATCGCTTCCGTCCAGCATCATTGCCGATGCGCGAAGCGATGCGTCCGTAGTTCTCATGGCAGTGCAGATAGCCAGAACGTCGAAAGAGAATGTGCTTTTGCCGGTGCGCTCGTGGTATTTGATGACGCGTTCGCGAAGCTGCGCCATCACTGCCGGATTGCCGTTCGCTGCTGACACAACGATTGCGCTTTCCTTCATCAGCGATGCTGACTTCTCGCGTTCCTTGCGGGGTTTGATGGGCGCGGGTGCTGTGGGCTGTTCCGATCTTACAGGCTGCTGCACTGGCTTTGACGGGTTCGCCTTCGCCTTCATTTCGGCGTTCAGCTTGTCAAAATCCGGCTCTGGCAGATCGGGGTTTGTCGTGAACCAGTTGCCGCGTGATAGGCCGGACATTGAACGCGCCTTGCGGATGCTGTTCGCCCGCTCTGCCGTTGATATGATTTCGGCAAGGTGCGGTTGCAATACGTCCAGCTTCGCGCACAACTCGCCATAGGTTTTCTTCACCCACTTGTCTGCGCCGCCCCATTCATCAACGGCGTCTGCAATCTGTTTCGTGCGATCACCGTAACCGTGGACAGGCTCGCGTTCTTTGCGCTCCGGCGTGCTTATATGGGTGGTGCTCTTAACGACCTTTTCAGGCTCGGAAGCCATTTTCGTTATGGGTTTTGAGGTGGTGACGTCCAGTACGGGCTTGGTGGCCATTGGGGTGGCCGGTTTTGGCTCAATTTCCTGTTCGGAAGCCTTGTCTTCTATGGGCTTTTGGGGTGCCGGTTGCTGGCCATCAGCCTCGTCGTACGCCTCGTGGAGATTTGGTGTCCATTTGGCCGGACGTGCAACCGTCGGCGCAGCGGCTTTCGTGCAGGCTTTTTCGTACAGATGCTCTGGCAACTTGGCCGCGTCTTCTTCGCGCTGCCCCGTGTAAGCAAAGTCTTTAATGTACTTCCAACGATAGGCGCATTCCTCAAGTTCGACCAAAGCGTTCGCCAAGATCAAAACTTTCTCACGCATCTCACCGTAGTCGCCCGTTTCCATAGCCAATGCAGCCATAGCCTCGCGCAGGTGTTCTTCCGAAGATGGCTGTTCACGCTTGCTCAAGCTGCCACCTCATCAAATTTTGCGGATTGGTCGCCCCACGTTTGCCAACCATCACGGCTCTGCCTGCTGAATAGTTCCAGCCTGCGGGCGTTTGGCATAAGCGATTCCGCCACGGAAAATGCCTCGTCTGGTTTACGGCTGTGCTCTCGCACTGGCGCTTCGATAACAGAACGGGTGCTGCGGGTTGTTTTCGGTTCGCCGCGTGTCCCGATCAGGATCGGCTCGCTTGCGCTGCGGAAGATGTAGCCGGTCCCGAAAGCCGTCTTTCCGTGAACGGTTTTCTTGTGCCAGACGCCGCTGGTTTTGAAAGTGAAGCCCCATGCCGCCATAACGTCCAATGCCTGCGGTATCATCGGGTTTGTAGCCCAAAGCCAAAGCAGGCAGTTCTCGGATGCGAGATCCATCACCGGCAAAGCGGAGATGTCCGCCAAAGACATGCACTGGTAGTGGGCTTTTGCGTTCTTGCCTTCGCCAGCCTCAGAGAAGTTCTCGAAAGCCCATGGCGGATCGGCCACGATAAGATCAAAAGACTGCGGGGACAGTTCGCCGAACGGCCAATCGAAGAGAGGCCCGCTCACGCTGCCATCCTCTGCGTTTCCATCATGCGGAAGGCTTGGGTTTTGGAAGCTGCGACGGCTATGCAGACAGCATCAGCTTCGTCATCGTTCTTGATTTCGACATTCTCGTCGCGGCAAAAATCTTTAGCGCGGCGCTTCCACTCTTGCCGCCACCACGCGCTCCATGCATCCTTTGTCTTTTTGTCGTTGCCAGACATCTGGTCCAACTTCGGAACGCCAATGGATGCGTTATCAATATCCACATTCATTCCACGAGCCGCCTTGTGGATCATCTTGATTTGAATATCATTTAGACGTTTGCGACCTGCCTCAGAGCCCAACAAACGCTCGTACAAGTACCGGCGGCTACTGCTTTCGAACAATGCCACCCGCCACGACTGTGGGGCTAGAACAGCGTCATTCACGCCAAACATGGGGCATTGACCCATAAGTGAACCAAATATCTGGTTGGCGATAATGAGGCTATTAACACCGCCTAAATTTTGAAGGATCGGTTGTTCGATGCACATGAAGTCTGGCTTCCCGTGCTTCCTGAAGAGCCGATACATGTTTTTAGAAATCGACTTGGGTAGATCGCCAAGCAGCCCGCCCTCTATCTTCAACGTCTCTACGCGAATAGCCGAACGGGGCTTGTCCGTGTCGAAGATGGCAACGCCAGTCGATTTGCTGGGGTCAACGCCGTAGATCAATGCCATCGCCCTGCCCTCAGACGCTCAAAGGCGCGTCGAAGTCGCCCGTGTCGGATGGAATGATCTCGTTGTCGGCTTCCTGCGCCTCTGGCGATGCCGCCTCACGCTTCTTGAAAGCAGATGCACGAAGATCACGACCGGCCATCCAGCCAGTCAATTTTCGCTGTTCATCGGCACCGGGCGCATCTCTGCCGGCCAATGCGTCAGCAAAGCCCTCGTCATACTGGCGCTCTGCTGCATCCCGACGCTCTGCGAATAGATCGGCTTGGCCCTTCGGCAACACCGACATGCCCTGCAGGATGTTGACGCGGTTCTGCGTGCTGGCAACCTGAACGCTCTGATCTTCGGAGGTCAGCGTTTTGTAAGCGAAGTCCAACTGCTCCATCGTGAAGCCGTCTGCCTTGGCGATAGCGCGGTCTGATTTCCGCTCGTCTTTGATGACGTCCAATCGCTCTTGGAATTTCACCTCTTTGCGGGCGTAATCCATTAGAAGTGCGTGCTGCTCGTCTGGGCTCATTTCTAGGCTGTTGTGGCCTGATGTGGCTTCGGTCATCGTTTCGATCCTTCTGGGTTGATCCAATCTGAAAGGGCAATCAGCGCTTCACCGCACCAAAGGGGACCGAATGACGCCTTAACCAGCAGTGCTGCTGCCCATACTCGCAAGTCGTGTTTCAGCCCCGCGCCGGAGCGCTTGAATACGTCTGTCTGCTTCATCTCTGTCCCGTTCTCGCTGTTTGATCGCCGCCGCTCGCAGCGCGTCCATTTCCCATGCGTCGATGCGTCGAGCGCTACCTTTCCAGATGCACTCCGCTCTACCGACAGTGTTCAAACCAAGCTTGCGGGCGGCAACGAACCAACTGTTCACCGCCTTCCCGTGCTTGGTGACCGGAAACGCCTCACGAATGAGGCTCCGGCTTTCATCAATGTCTGCTGTTGCCGACATATTTCTCTCTCCTGCCTCTCCTGAATTGGTAGAGGTCTTGCTACGTTTGGTAGGCACATTGCCCTCCGTCTCTGGTTCAATCGGTCTTGCAACAGACCCAAACGAAACCTTGATGGAGTGACTGAAATGCCGACCCGAAAACTACCTCCCCCCAAGACACCAGCGACCGTTACTGACCTGACCGCTGATGCCGTGGGGAGGAAGGATGCGCGAAGACCAGAAGGCCTTCGACACGTCCGCCATGCTGCCGATGGGGTCGTGATCGACCTCCAGGCGGAGCGGCGGAAAATGAATGCGTTCCTGACCAGCGGTCGTCATGACCGTGGTAAGAAATGAGCCGGACTGGGCACGACCCAAACACGCTAGAAAGGTGCGTGAGCGGCGGGGATGTCGTCTGGTCCTTGAAGGCGCGGCACTACACGGTGAACTGGGTAGTCGTACTTGCCTCTGTGCGCCCGTCCGGCTCATCCAGCAGGATGAAAGACGCACTGCGGGGTAAACGCGAACACGACTGGCACTTACGCGAGGGTTGCCCCGCAATGCCGAACGCGAACGCCCTGCTGGAAACTGATGTTTCGTGATGGAAAGGGCAGTCATGATCGCAGCACCGTTGCTGAGAGCAGAACGGCAATCACGAGAATGAAAAACGCCCCGATAATTGGTTCGCTCATCACGCAGCACCCCGCATTGGATACCGCAGCAGCCCAAACTTCCACGCCTGCGTAGTCAGATTGGCAAGACGAACATGATCGGAAAACGAAGGGCTAGTGATGTTCAAAGCCCAGAACAATGCGGGCTTCGTCACAACGCCAGTGCTGTCAGCAATCTCGTTGTAGACCTTGGCGAATGCTTTGATCTTGGCCTCAGAAAGACCGTTCAGGAGGTTTTGCATCACGCATGCCCCCACTGTTCGGAAACCTGCCCGCCAAACTCACCGCAACATGCCCAAGACACCAACGAGCGGGCCTCTACAGCCTCACGCGCTTGCTCTTTCGTCAGACCAGCTTCCAGAACCAGACAAGCCGTCTCATCGACAACCATCCAGCTTCCGTCTGTGTCTATGCGGGCCGTGATGATCTGGGTCATGCCGAACCTGCAACTGGACCGGTCGTCCAGCTTGTGGTCGGCTCTTCACCCACGGAATCGAACCGCTCGGAAACCCAATGAACGACAATGGAAGCGACGACATCATCATCCCGATCATCCGATGGACGGCGGACAACTATGAACGAACCCATGCCCTGTTTGACGATGATATGCCGGACACCTTCGCCGACTGGCAGAAGCTTCTTGATGCAATGCTCAACAGCGCCCCTGTCGGAGCCAAGATTGAGTTCATTGACCTTGAACCGGAAGATGTCGCCGAATGGTGCAGACGAGAGCGCGGTAAAGTCACAACCGAAGATCGGGCTGTCTTTGCCGTCGAGTGGTGGAAAAGCCGCAACGGTCACTAAGGACGCTGGCTCGTGGGCCGTGATGATCTGCATGCTAGGACAAGCCCCCGTTCAACGGGTCAGCCATAGCCTTGCGGTTCATGCGCTCTGCTTCGGACCATGCTTGCGAGTTGGTCAGGCCATGACGATCACCGACAGACCACGAGCCGTCAGCGGCTTGCACTGGCGAAGCTTTGGCAAGATGGCCGAACTCTGCCTCACGACGCAGCTTGCGCTTCTGGCCTTCGGTCTGCGCGAGCTTCATCGCGTCTTTGACGGAACGGAAGCGCTTCATGCTGCAGCCTTTGATTTGGCTTTGCGAAGGCCGGTCAACCACTCAAAGGTTACACCCTCGATACCCTTCGCCTCGGCCACCTCGACCAGCTTCGGCCAGTGGTTCGGTGCTGCGGAGTTACGGACACGCATTGCGCGAGCCGTGACGTACGGAAGACCCATATCGTGCTGGAACTCCACGATGGTGTCCCATTGATCGATCAGGTCTCGAATGTTGGAAATATTGCTCATGACGGGAATTCGTACAGGCTGTACGACAACCTATCAACCCCAAATCGTACAAACGGCACGAAATTTATCGACTACACTGAAGCGATGGAACCTAAAGACCGATTACAGCGGGCTAGAATTGATGGCGGCTTCCCGAAAGCAGCCGATGCTGCGCGTGCTCACCGAACGATCAACCAGCACACACTAACCAGCAACGAGAATGGCAATCGAGAAATCTCTAAGAAGATGGCTGAGGTGTACGGCCAAGCCTTCGGAGTTTCCGCCGCCTGGATACTGTACGGGGACACCAAGAACTCGTTGCAAGGTGAGGTGCCCTTACGAGGGAAGGTTGGAGCCGGGTCCGAGGTATATGTCTTCGATGATGACCATCCCATGGACTACGTGGAAGCTCCTCCGCACGCGACGGCGAACACAAGCGCTCTCGAAGTGGACGGCGACAGCATGTTTCCCGTCTATGAAGATCGCGCGATAATCTATTACTCAGACAATGTGACCGACCCATCCGTAATGCTGAACAAGCGATGCGTGGTGAAGCTGGCGAACGGTCGCATTCTCGTAAAGAAACTCAGACGAGGCACGACAGACGAACTGTGGAACCTAGACAGCTTCAATCCCGCTTTTCCAACGATGGAAGATCAGATCGTGGAATGGGTTGCGAAAATTGATTGGGTTAAAGAGCGGTAGCTTCACTGCCGTCCGCGCAATTTGCTTGCAGCATCCATGATAAAAACGTCCACCTGATCAGCCGTCCAATTTTCAGCTTCGGCCATTTCGCATATCTGCTTGCAACGAGCCGCGAGCGGAAAAATCACAGTACCCCATTCCCTGAGAACCGTTTCAATACGGGCTTTGACGTGATGCGGGATGTTTACCCTAGTGCCACGAACAACGTCATCACCCTTATCAAGGCCTATTTGATACATAGAACCACTATCGTCATCCTCCGATGTTCCCTCCGATGTTCTACTCCGATGTTGTGGGGGGCATGGTTGTCCCCTCAGAGGGGACACTGGTGCCCCCCCTAGAGGGGACATTTCTGTCCACTTGGCATGTGACAGCTTAGCGGTTTTGAGCTTATCTGAGCGGCGTTCGACGGCATCACCGCGAGCTTTTTTTAAACGAGTTTTGAGTTTTTCGGACGCCTCACCAACAGGGATCATGCGAAGGCGGTAGACAGTCGCGTCACGACCGACACCCTTTGATACGATCTCAAGATACCCAACCTTCACTGCTGCTTGAATATGCCTGCGAACGGTCTTCACGCATGAAACGCCAAGACATGCCTGCAAAGTTGGCTGCGAAGGCCATGCCGTTTCAGAACCGGAGTTGACGTAGCGTAGGGCAATCAACGAGACGAGCGCCCTAGCACCAACCGGCAAGCGGTCATCGGTCAGGGCAATCTCTGCCACTTTGAACCGCCATGATGCGTCGTCGCCGGTTCGTTTCTCTCTGTATTGCTCTAGTGCCACGATGTTCGTGGCGGTGTCTTGCGTCTCAACTGGGTCGGTCATCATTGTCCTTGTCTGTTCAAGTGGCGCGATTGGTTGGCGCGGTTCATCACTTGGAAATTCAGACGAGGTGAGGTACAAATACGCTCACTGGACGCCGTGCAAAGCATTTCCAGATGAAGGCTTCATTCGAGGAATCGGGTGGAGCCTTCTCCGCTTCTAGGCTCGAAAATCCATCGCTTCAATCTTTTTCGTACAAATTGCACGAATTCCCTTGCGCCCTAATCGTACAGCCTGTACGACATCCCTCACCAGCCCACCGAAGACGCAGAGCAACCCGCTCTACAGATCGTGGGTCCAGCAAGAGGATTATCCCCAATGTCGAAAACGCCTGTCATCGTCTGCACCGCCCATCGTGGCGTCGTGTTTGGCGACACGAAGAACCCGAAGAAAAACCCGATCAAGCTCAAGAACGCTCGCATGTGCCTCTACTGGCCCTCCGAAATCGGCGGTGTGTTTGGCTTGGGTGATGTTGGCCCAAACGCCGATACCAAGATAAGCGCCACGCTTTCCAAGATCGAATTGCGCGATGTGACGGCTGTTTTTGCTGTGTCTTCCGAAGCTGTAAAAGCATGGAAGAAAGCGCCGGTTCAGGGTCGTTCGTAATGGCGGACCTTATCACAGGTGAAGCCGATAGCTGGATGAAATCCGGCAACGGGTACGGCAACGGCAACGGGTACGGCAACGGCAACGGCTCCGGGTACGGCTACGGCTACGGCTACGGCGACGGCTACGGCGACGGCTACGGCTACGGCTACGGCGACGGCTCCGGCTACGGCTACGGCTCCGGCTACGGCTACGGCTCCGGCGAAGACATCGCCGCCTAACCCCAACAACACCAGCCTACAGATCGTGGGCCAGAGAGGATGAGACAGATGACCGAGTGCCCTTACTGCGGATGTGACCCTTACGAATACGTCGATGTCGGCGTCGGCAGCGCCCCTGTTGCAGTCACTTGCTGCGAGTTGGGTATCGAAGTTTTCAGCCGAAATCCTTCTGATGAGGTCACGATTAGCCGAGGGCAGTTTGATGCTTTCACTAATGTTTTCGTCGCCCTTCGCACCTTGGGCATGACGCCTGAGATGCCCGCCTAACCCACCCTCACCCCCATCATCGGGCCAAGCAGGCCCAGCAGGGAGCCACGGCATTAGTCGGGCGATGAACTGCGGACCGATAACCGGATGCTTCAGGGAGATACCCGAAATGACCGAATGGAAATCGATAGAAACTGCGCCAACCGATGGCACAATCATTGAAGTCACCAATGGGGCCATGGGTGATGAAGATTACCGCATCGTTTCGTGGGGCGATTATCAAGCTGAAATTATGCCGGGTGAAGTCTCGTCCGGCAACGGCTGGAATATCGTCTCAGACCCTGAAGGCGACATGCTTCGTGGCGTTTTGGCAATCGCAGGAATGCCCTTTTCTGCCCCGTCGGGCTTGCCGGTTTACGCAACTAAATGGCGTCCGCACCAAAACCAGAAATCGCAGAGACTTGAAGCGGAGCAATCCTAATGACCGGCAACATCATTCAATTCGACGCCACCACAGGCGAAGCAATCCCCGCGATGAAGCATCCGGCTTTCATCCCAAGCCTAAATCCAGTTGCCCGCTACAACGCCATAGACGCCCTAGAAGGCGGTATTGGCTACGAGACGCAGTATCTTGCACAGCGCCTTGATACGCCGCTGGATGGAGCATTCTCGGCAATGTTCGATAAGCTGGAAGCGGCGACCGAGTTTGCCACCAAACAAGCGACGGACGGTGATAGGTTTCAGATTATCGCCATGCACGAAGACGGCACTTATGAGCGCGTCGGGTTCGATGCTGTTGCGCCGTTTCACTTCGGCATTCGCGGTTCTGTTGGCGATCAATACCGCGATGATGGCCGTTGGTTTACGAACGATCATGCCGTGATGGCGGCAGAACAAGCAGCGGATGAACGTTGCCCTTGGAGTGGTGGGCCGGTTGCGACTGTTCGTGAGGTTTCCCGCGCTACAGCCAAACGCAGATCACCTAACTTTGGTGACGCTGGCTCCGGTTCCGGTCGCCTTGAGCGTAGCTTGGGAGCGCGGTCATGAGCGATTGGCAATTCTTAGGCGGAGTAGAGCCTGCCGATGAAGAAACAGCGCTTCTTGTTTGCATGGTGGCGAACCAACAGAGGTTTGCGAACTTTCAGAGCATCATTGATGCGCGTCGGCACGAATGCCCAGAGTGCGGGTGCGGGGGCTTCAACTCCGGTATGGGTGCTGTGGTTTTCATTTGTGGTGGTGAGGCAATCGGCGATGATTTTTTCGGTTGCCAAAGCCCGCAAACCCTTGCCGAGGCCCAGTCATGACCCCTCTTATCACCCATGTGGGGCAGGTAATGGTGACGCGGCACGGCAAGCAAGCCATTGCAGTAGACGGCCCTGGTGAGAACGGAGTGTGGACGTTTTTCCACGTTTGGGAATACGAAACTAAAGACTGCCTCTCCGATGGAAGGTGCGCTGAAAGCAATATCTTCGACATCATCGGCCCATGGGTAGAGCCGGAGACGGTGGACCTGTGGGTGAACCTAGATGGCGATGGCGCTTCATCCAGCGAAAGCAGCCGTGATCGGGCAGAGGCAATTGCCGCCGACGACCGCACCCACCTCTACCACATCACCGGCCCTGCCGATGCACCTGACTTCAAGGTCGTATGGACTGCGGAAGGGGGTGAGCAGGATGGATAAGCCAGAGCACAGCGCAGACACGTTCGAGACGACGATAACATGGCGGCCAGCTAGTTCCGCTCCGAAGGGAGCACCTGTCTTGGTGCGAGGCGGCATAGCAATGAAACGAACGGGCGGCGAATGGTTCACCGGCATGGATGACGAGCCATTCACTCGCAAGATCGAATGGGAAGTGACCCATTGGGCCTGCATTCCGCAGAACTTCGATCCATCCGCCGTCAACACCCTTCCCAAGCTGGAAGCGGATAACGCGAGGCTGCGGGAAGCGCTGGAACCGTTCGCAGCTTTTGCCAGATTGAGTGGCGTTGCGCGGCTGCCTAATGACTTTCCGCTTACGTCCGGCAGCAGGATTGCAGTCAAACAACTGACGGTTGGCGACGTGCGGTATGCTCTCGCCGTCCTATCCGCCACCACCCCACCAGAGGAGACCAGCCCGTGAGCACTCCGATCACCATCACGCTTTCCGACCTTGAAGAACTCCCACCCGGCACCCGTGTGTCGTCTGTAGTTGAGGCCATGCGCAAGAAATCCATGACTGAAAGCCTTGGTGCTTACGCAGCCAAGCAACGGCACCAACTGCGTGTTGAGCACATGGCGCGGGCCGACAAGATTTTGATGAGAGGCTAATATGACCGTATTTGATCGCCCATGGGACGGGCTAAACATCACTGCCGGTGGCATGGTGCGAAACCTGCCGATGGCGCAATACCATTCCAATCCGTACCTGTTTGATGACGTATCGGTGTCCAAGTCTTCACTGGCGAATATCGTGCCGGAGAAGGGCAACCCGAAAGCGTTCTGGGCGCAGTGGCTTGCGAACCCAAACCGGATCGAAGGCAAGACATCTGACGCTCTGGACTTCGGAAAGAGTGTCCACACCGTAGTTCTGAATGACGGTGACTTCGGCTCTGAATATGCGGTCCGTCCTGATGAATGGGCTGACTGGAAGACGCAGGCATCGCGTGATTGGAGGGTCCAGCAGCAGAAGGCTAGTAAGACCGTTCTTGAGCCTAAGCAGATCCCGCAAATCATGCGGATGTATGACGATGCCAGAACGCATCCAGCCATTCAGCAAGGCATTCTAAACGGCAAGGTAGAGCGCACGGTGGTGTCCAAGGACGCTACAACAGGAATATGGCTCAAAAGCCGCCCAGACGTGATCTCTGAGGCCGTGCCGGGCATGTATGTGGATCTGAAAACGGTCGGCAAGATGGAGCAACGCTTCATCAGCAATTCGATTTGTGACTTCGGATACTACCTGCAAGCCGGACTGCTGAAACTGCAATGCGCCGCTCTCGATATCCCGTTTGAAAGCTTCACGTTTGTGTTCGTTTCGACCGGCGATGTTGCTGACACCCAAGTGGTCGATCTTACCGATGAAGACATCCTTCGCGGTGAGATGGTGGCCCGCGCCGCTCTCGACACAATTGCCCGCTGCCGAGACGCCATGGACTGGCCCGGTGCGGAGATTTCCTACGCCAATGATGGCCGAGTGAGCATGAATTTGTACTCGGCGCAGAGGCTCGACGCATGGGTTGAGACCAGCCGCAGCGACAACCTTAGCGAGGCAGCATGACATATTTTCCAACTGTAAATGCTTCCGATGGGTTGACCAGAAATCAGCGAGCGGCATTGCAGATTATACCGACATCATGGTCGCTTCCCACCCATCGTGGATTTCGAAATTTGACGGGTTTGAAGTTTACTAGCCTTGCCGTTTTGCGGTTTGCCTTTGAGAAGTCGGCATCAGGTGGTCGTCGCTTTTATTGGTCGTGCTTGTGCGATTGCGGGCAATGGGCGGTAGCGGAGACCTATGCGCTAACATCAGGGAAGACCCGATCGTGCGGCTGCCGACTTTCGAAAGTGACAGCGGCTCGCAATGTTAGTTCATCAACCCATGGCGAGTCCCGATATACGACCGAGTATCTAGCTTGGACCGCCATGAAGTCCCGATGTTCCCCAAAAAACAAACTGAAGCGCCACATCTATTTTGATCGTGGAATTTCAGTCTGCGACCGATGGGCGAACAGCTACCAAGCTTTCCTCCACGACATGGGAAGGCGTCCTCCAGGGAAATCTTCGATTGACAGGATCGATGGGACCAAGGGCTACAAGCCCGGCAATTGCCGATGGGCTGATATTTACGAGCAAAACCAAAACAGGGACTTTTCACGATGAACGCTATTGCACGACTTGAAAGCGGCATTGACCGCAGTATCTCCAACGAAATCGCCGTTGGATCATCAGGCCTCACGTTTCAAAACGCGGGCCAGATTATGGAATACGCGAAGATGATGGCCGTTTCGGGCTCCGCAGTTCCAAAGCATCTGCGCGGTAACGCAGGAGCGTGCCTCGGCATTGTAGACGACGCTCTACGCTTTCAGATGTCGCCTTACGCACTGGCCAGAAAAAGCTATTTCGTCAACGACAACCTTGGGTACGAAGCTCAGGTTTTGGCGGCGATTGTCATTTCTAGATCACCACTGCGAGAGCGTCCGAACGTCAACTTTGAAGGCGAAGGGCAAGATCGGGTCTGCATTGTCTCTGCAACATTTAACGATGGCGCAGAGCGAGAGGTTCGCTCCCCTGCTTTCAAGGCGATTACCCCAAAAAACAGCCCATTATGGAAATCGGACCCTGACCAGCAGCATTCCTACTATACGCTACGCGCTTTTGCGCGGCGGCATTGCCCAGATGTCTTGCTCGGCATGTACGACCCAGAAGAACTTTCATCGATGGCCGCCCGCGACGTCACCCCACCCCGCGCACCAACCGCCCAAGAGCGCCTAAAATCCATAGCCGCAGAGAAGCCCGCAGAACCCGTTCTGCACAATGAGGGGTTTGGCACCGGAAACATGCTGGAAGACGCCCCTGCGAGCGCTGTGTCCGAACCAGAGCAATCACAAGCCGACACTGGCGAGATAGTTGACCAGCAGGAGCAGGAGCCAGCCCCTGCCGTTGAAACTCGTATTGAGCCAGAGCGCACCACCCTCAACCAAGACGACAAGGACGTGCTTACCGATTTCATCATTCCGTTCTGGAAAGCCGAGAGTGAAGAAGCCCGCAAGATGGTTCGGATGAAGCACGATCCAATGATTGAAGCACGGGGCAAGCTGGCAACTACGGCAGCACGAAAGATGGTTGAGGCGGTGATTGCCGGAAAGCCTGCTGAGGCCGGTGAGGTTATCGGGCTGACGATGCAGGACATGGAGGAACTATCTTAGTGACTTATCCAACAACAATTCGCGTAATCGACACCGAAACAACGGGCTTTCTGCCAGACGCTTCCATGGTCGAAATTGCATGGACCGACTTGCTGGTTGGAGATGATGGTTTTGCCGAAATTGGAGAAACCATATCACACCTGTTGAAGCCCAAGCACCCAATCGGGCTTGAGGCAATGGCAGTTCACCACATCACCGAAGCCATGGTTGCTGATGCACCTATGCTGGGCCAGTTGGACCCGCAGCCATCGATTGGTTCGGACTATCTGGCCGCTCACAATGCTGACTTCGACAAAGGCTTTTACCCTGTTGATCGCGAGTGGATATGCACCCTCAAGTGCAGCCGTCGCCTTTGGGAAGACGCCCCATCGCACAAGAATGGTGTCTTGCGGTATTGGCTCAATCTCGATGCTGACATGGACTATGACCGCACCCTTCCCGCTCACCGTGCAGGGCCAGACAGCTACGTCACCGCCTATCTGCTGGAACGGATGCTGCGCGAAGTTTCGCTGGAACAACTGGTCCAGTGGAGCCGTGAGCCTAGCATGCTGCCCCGCGTAAATTTCGGGAAGCATCGCGGCATGAAGTTCGCAGACGTGCCGTCCGACTATCTCGAATGGCTGGTGAGCGACAAGTGCTCAATGGGCGCTGATGTGAAGGCAACGGCCCGCTTCCATTTGGGAGCGAAGTGATGCGCGTCCGAGCAATCATCATCCTGATATTCCCTTTCATCATGGCGTGGGCCTTCCTTCACCGCCTTTGGATCGAGGTGAAAGACATTCCGTTTTTCATCAAGTGCGACATGCGGATGGAGTGGAAAGGCTTTGTCCTATCATGGAAGGCCAAGTCATTCACAGACCCCGCCCGCACAGGGAATAACCATACAGATAGGGAGGCGGCTTAGATGAAAACGCCAACGATTGAAGACCTAAAGCGTATTGTCGTTCCCGCACCCAAGCCGATGAACTGGGTGGATTACTTCACCGACTGCATAAGCTGGAAGCGCAAGGTCAAGCCTTTGGGTAAGCCTTGTCACGATTGTGCTGTTGAATGTGGATTTTACGCCCCATACGCAGATGAACTCGCAAAGATGGAGCCGGATTTGATCGAGGCTTACCTCGACACTTGGTTCTGCCATGTCCATCCAGATCGCGGCTGCGCTGGCGCTCGCGAACGAGTTGCCAATCTGCTCTCAGAGGCCTCTGAATAATGGGCATGGTAATCCCAAAGCTGCGCGATGCTGCTCGTGGGCAGGTCTGCACACTGCGCCTGAACGTCTGCAATCACGATACTGGCACAACAGTGCTGGCTCACGCTCCATCGAATGTAAGCGGTATGGGCAACAAGAGCCACGACTTCTGGGGTGCTCACGCGTGTTCTGCCTGCCATGACGCGATCGATCACCACAACCTAGCACCCGACGAAGAGGCTGCTGTGTGGTTCCGCGCAATACCGGCGACGATGGAGAACCTGATCGCTCGCGGAATGATGGTCTTGCCACCTGAGAAACAGAACCGTCCCGCGCCAGAAAAGCGCTGCGCTGCCCCTCGCAAGCTCAAGAGCAGCATTCAATCCGCAGGCTTCCAGAAGGGTCATCGCCCGATGCAGAGCCGCAATACATTTGGAACAAAAAAATGACCGATATGATGATGAGCAAGGGCGCGATCTTCTCGCCGTGCGAAAAATACCGCTATCTGCTTTGGCGTATCTGGGACCAATCAAAACCGTTGTTGATGATGGTTATGATGAACCCATCAACTGCCGATGCAGAAGCCAATGACCCAACTGTCGAGCGTTGCCAGCGAAGAGCATCGCAGAACGGTTATGGCGGTCTCGTGGTTTTAAATTCCATGGCCTATCGGTCCACCGATCCGAGTGTTCTCGATGATATGCCATCCGGTGAGCGCTTTGGTCCTGACAATGCCGATTACCTGACACGCGCACTCGACCTTGCGGCAGCGGGTGCTGCTGATGTGGTTTGCGGCTGGGGAGAACCGGGCCATCGACTGGCACCTTACGCATGGTTTTCAACGCAAGCATCACGTCGGAAGGTGACACTCTGGTGCTTGGGCAAGAACCGCAGTGGAGCACCGAAACATCCGCTCTACGTGCCATATTCCAAGGCGCTTGAATGGCTGGCCGGGACGAACAAATGGGAAGCCGGTGAGCCCGTAGCGAGAGCAAAGACATGACCGACATATCAGAGGAACGCGCCGAAACTGTCGCAAAGGCGATCTGGGAGGCCACAACCGAAGGGCTTCCATGGAACGAGTTGAGCGATGTTGAGCGACAACGGTATCGCGACAGCGCTCGTGTGGTTCTCATGCCAGTGACCTCCCCTACACCTCAAGAAGAGATAGCAGCGCTGCGGGAAGCGCCAAGCTGCGATTGCATCAGCTACAACATGCAGGAGGCGGGAGAGACCGGAACGCCCGAAGTGGTGCTAGATCCCCGATTATATCTGCCTAACACCACTAAAACCGTTTGTGTTGATGCCTGCATTGCAGGTGTCATTGAAAGCCTATGGAAGGCTGGCATTGAAACGCGGTCTTCCTGCTGCGGTCATGTAGGGCGCTACCCAAACGGAGTTCATTACCAAGGGCCGATGGTGGCGATAGACGCCCCTGAAATGGTTCCTGCTGCGGCTACCATTCTTCGGGCAGACGGTCGTGATTGGCGAATATTCACAGACCCGAAATTTTCTAACCCATCCCCTGCTCTAGCCGATGACCGCAGGCGAGTGCGGGAGGAAGAGCGGGAACGCTGTGCGCTGATTGCGGATGAACGCGCAGACGGTAGTGAAAAAAGGGCCAGAAAGTATCGGAGCGGGTCTGACCTTTGGGCAGAGTGCCACGCTTTCGCGAATGCTCACCGGAGCACCGCCGCCGCCATCCGCTCTCTTTCCGATCAGGAGGGCGAGTAGATGACCGACACCTTAGCAATCGCGCCTCGCTTTGTGATTTTTTCGAGTTACGGCAATGATAGCGTTGCGCTTATTCAGTGGGCGCACGAGCAAAACCTTGAGGATGTAGCGGTCGTTTTCACCGACACCGGATGGGCTGCGGACGGCTGGATGGGGCGAGTTGAAAAGGCCGAAGAGTGGGCAAAATCTTTGGGCTTCGTATGCCATCGAACGTCATCAATCGGCTTTCGCCAGTTAGCGCGTAAGAAGAAGGGGTTCCCCACACAACGTTATCAATGGTGTTCATACGTCTTGAAGATCGAACCAGGCCTTCGATGGCTTGAAGAAAATGACCCGAACACTCGTGCAGTGTGCCTAATCGGTGTTCGCCGCCAAGAAAGCCAAGCACGAGAATCTGCACCAGAATGGCTTCCTCGGAGCGAAAACCATGGTGGACGAGTCATGCTCTCCCCCTTCGCTGACTGGGTGGAAGAGGACCGCAACGTCCTTATTAAGCACGCAGGATTTGAGGTGCTGCCTCATAGATCGCGAGAGTGTCGCTGCATCAACGCTAACAAAAGCGATATGCGCGGGTTTTCGGAAAATGACTGGAAAGCGGTCGAGAAAATTGAAGAAGAGATTGGTCGCCCAATGTACCGACCGCACCGACACTTAGGTGCGAAGGGCGCAAAAGAAATGCGGAAGTGGGCCAACAGCTCTCGCGGTAAATACGTGGCACCCAATCCAAGCGACGCCGAAGCGCCAGACGATTTTCCTGATGAGGATTTGTTTGGCTGCAAACCAGGGTGGTGCGAATAATGACCGACACCCCAGAAGATCGCGAGACAGCCCGCATAGAGGCGGCGGCGAAGGCTTTCTTTTTCGAGAACCTTCACGCGGACGACGAAGAAACATTTGGCGTCGGCAAGACCTCTGATTGGTGCCGAGAAGTTGCGCGAACCATCCTCACCGCTGCTGACGCTGTTGATGACCGTATAGCAGCCGCAGAACGGCGTGGGGCGGATTGGATGACGCCTGCCGAGTATCTTTCAACTTATGGTCTTGGATGCCATCGCGTCTTGGTGAAAGATGATCGCCTTTTTGATGCAGACTTCAACGGCGAAGCTATCGCAGAAGCTGTCTTGCAATGCGCCACAGCGCATGACGATGACCGCCCCATGGCAATCTATGCAAAATGGATTGATTACCAAGATTGCTTCGGCACTGGTGAGATAATCGCACCTGCATTGGTCCGCGCCATCCAACTCCCAGAGGAGCCGAGAAAATGAGTGCGAAGATGGATGAATGCAATCAAGCAAACGTTGACCCTGTGGTCGTTGCCCGCCTCGCCAAACGGGCAGAGCGGTTAGGTAAGGATATTCAGGCAGCAGGGCTGACTGCGTTTGGTGGTTCCGGTTCTCTGACATTGCGGGCTGTAGACCCTGACCATTCGCATCAACTTCTGATTGTAGCCAACGTTTATGGCCCCACGGTGTGGGACGGCGGAGATGGCGCACACCATACCGGCTGCAATGGTTTGGAGTATGGCGAATGACCTCCCCCAACCTCACCACCCTGCGCGACCTGAAGCGCCGCGTGGATGAAGCTACAGGGCCATGCAGGGAACTGGATGCGGCGATAGAAATCGCCTTGAACCCGCCCGCTGAAGGCGTTGTGGAGTCGCGGGAGCATAGAGATAAAAGGCGCGGACAACGGGGAGCCTACGAAGTTCGCATAGTATCGGAAGACACGGCACCGGAAGGTGTGTGGATGGAAATCTATGCAGAAGGCAACACGCACAGCGTGGACGCGGTTTCAGCGCTTTCTCTTTTAGTTGCTCCTGACTGGATATGGACGGTCCGCCGATCAAAGCATGGCGCAATCGTCAGTGGTGCACCAACTTCGTTCGGCGGCGGATTTTCTGGTCTTGTTAATTCGGGAGCGGTTTACCGCAACGAAGCTCTCGCAACGCTTTCATCTCTAGTTGCAGCCATGATCGCTATCGCACAGCAGGAGGACGCATAGATGACCCTCACCACAGAAGACTTAGACCGGCTGGAGAAGGTGGCGCGGGAAGCGCAGGCCACAGAGAACGCCTACGTAAGGATTGCAGCGCAAAGCGGGGATTACGACGAAAGCGCAACCGCTTGGACGAAGGCCAGAACCACGCTTGAAGAGGCCGTTGCATATCCACCGACTGCCCTCGCCCTCATATCCCAAGCACGAGAAGCCCCGACCCTACGGGAAGAGGTGGAGAGGCTGCGGGCGAAAGGTGATCGCGACGTACTCGAAGCATATGCAAAAGGCTTGCGGGATGCCCTGCCCGCCCGCGCATCTCGTCGTGTAGATAACGACAGCGACGGCAACCTTGATGATGTTGCGATTGGACCGGTCAAAATGTTCCGGCTTGAACGCATGGATCACGGCTCATGGTGGTTGGCACTATATCACGAAAATGGCGAGGAAGACGTGTTCTGGCTCACCACAAAGCGTAACGCCAAGATTACCGCAAACCACACGGAATGGCCTAGCGCCGCTCGCTTGGCGAGTGCTGGCCTTCATGGCGTGGCTTCTAGGGTGGAATGGAAGTCGGAATGAGCGGCGGTCTATATGAATTTGAGAAGCGCACGCTGGAATGCAAATCATGTAACAAAAGAGATGAACTCTATCGCGATGCGCATGGCATTTTCTGCAAACGCTGTGGCCCGAACGTGCCTGTTGTCTTCAGATCACTCTACCCATCGACCCAACCAAAGGCGGAGAGCGAATGACAAAAACCACCGAAGCGCTTCTACGCCCTTGCGAAGCCGCCAAAAATCTAGGCATTTCCGAACGCACCTTGCGCGACTTGCGTAAGGCAGGCGAGGTTCGGTTTATCAATGTCGGCTTGGGTAGCAACCGTATCAGTGCGCGATACCACCCCGACGATCTGCAAGAATTCAAAGCGAAGAGGTCGCAATGTCAGTCTATAAGCGCCCCGGCGAAACGACATACAGCTACCGCTTCCAATATCGAGGTCGTAGATTTTCAGGCCAAACCGACAAAGGTAACCGCCGCGAAGCAGAAGCCTATGAGGCAGACATCCGTCGCCAAGCTGAAACGTCCGTCCAGCCAATCGCGGCCCCACTGACTGTGACCACGGCAGCTTCACGATACTGGAATGAGCATGGGAAGCACCTGAAGATGGCGGGGGATCTGTTCCGTTATTTCGGCTGGCTTGAGCGTCACCTTGGCAAAGGCAAGCGTCTCGCTGCAATCACGGACTCCGAAGTCGCGCACCTGGTTGCGACACGGCGAGCTGATCGCGTGTCCAATGCTACCGTGAACCGAAGCGTCATCGAGCCATTGCGGATGATCTGCAAGCGAGCGGAATTGGTGTGGAAACTGCCTGCACCTGCAATCGATTGGAAGCGCCATCGGATGGCGGAAGCACAAGAGGTCGTGCGGGAAGCCAGCGTTGTTGAGGAAACAGCGCTATTCGCCACCATCCGACCCGATTACGCGCCCGTGCTGGCGTTCGCCTTGGTTTCCGGATGCCGTCTCTCCGAGATTGTCGAACTAACGTGGCCGCAAGTGGAATGGTTTGCCGACCAGATGAAGATCACCGGTAAGGGCGATAGAACGCGCACCATCCCGATCACCGCAGCTATGGGCGAGATATTGAAATCTGTTCACGGTCACGACCCGCTGCACGTCTTCACATACGAAGCCATGAAGACCCGCGACGGTAGAGTGAAGGGCGAACGCTACCCGATCACCAAAAGCGGATTGAAGACCACGTGGCGACGAATGCGTGCAGCTTCCGGCGTGAAGGGCTTGCGGTTCCACGATCTGCGCCACACCGCTGCGACACGCTTATTGCGATCAACAGGCAATTTAAGGCTTGCTCAAATGCTGCTTGGACACTCCGACATCTCGACCACACAGCGTTACGCGCATGTGCAGATGGATGATTTACGGGCTGGAATGGAACGTGCGGCGACGAGAAGTGGCACGGAAAGTGGCGCAGAAGCCAAAACAGCGCGTGACGCCCGAAAGGCGAAAGGCTATAATGATGAATGATTTTAATGGGTTGC